AAACTGATGGATGTGGTCATCTCTCAGTTAACTGTTTAACGTTGATGATACAAATGTATCACGAGGCAGGGCTGCAAATTATTTGTATTCCTGGAAACCACGATAAGACAGATTATGAGGATGACGATAGCTTTTTGACCGCCTACAAATATCATCCCGGATTTGACTTAATTGAGACACCTCAAGCCCGTGTAATAGGTGGGGTTGATTTTGACTTTGTGCCGTTTTATTCGGTGGATATGTGGTTGGATAAGTTTGCGGAATTAGACCCGCCTCCGGGATTAAAATCAGTACTATGTAGTCATACAGCCGTACAAGGTTCTATCAATAACGACGGCAAAGTAGTAGAGAACCGCATTAAGACAAAGTTATTCAACAAATACGGAAAAGTATTGTTAGGGCATTATCACAATGCTCAACAACCCGCTTCAAATGTTTTTCACCTACCGTCTATAAGACAAAATAACTTTGGTGAAGATGAAGAAAAAGGCTTTACGGTGTTGTATGACGATGTAAGTTTTGATTTCGTTAAGTCTGATTTTGTGCCATACAGAGAAGTCAAAATTGATGTGGCGACTGTGACAAAGGCTGAACTTCAAAAGTTGCATACGGAAATTGATGATGGGGTACATTCCCGAGTGGTGCTTATTGGCGACCAACAGGCAGTGAAAGCGGTTAACAAGAAATGGTTTACGGAACACGGAATAGCCGTAAAAGCTAAATACACCGATGTAGAAGTAACGGAAACCGAAGAAACAGAAGCGGTGCAGGAATTAAGCGGAGAAGACTTAAAAGATAAGTTTGAGGCGTTTTGTACTGAAAAGGGTTACGATTACAAAGAGGGGTTTAAACTATTAAAAGAAATAATGAAATGGCAGGAGTAAAAGATTTTGTGAATACCGTACAAAAGAAGTTCGGTAAAGAAGTAATTGCCGGAGATAACCGTGCAGGGGTAGAGTTTCTACCGTCAGGCAGCTTGTCTTTGGATTTAGCATTGGGCGGGGGTTATGCAAAGGGGCGCATTATTGAGCTCATGGGTTACGAAAGTTGTGGTAAAACGACACTAGCTTTACACGCTTGCTTGAGTGCCCAAAATGAGGGTAAAGCTGTTTTATACGTAGACCGTGAGAACGCTATTGATATTGATTATGTACAGAATTTAGGCATTGACACTGACCCTGAAAAGTTTATCTTGACACAGCCCGGAGTAGCCGAGGAATGTTTTGAAATTATAAGGGAAGCAATTAAGACTGATGAAATTGGTGTTATTGTTTTGGACAGTGTTGCCGCTTTGTTCCCTAAATGTTACTTAGACGCTGATGTCGGTGATGCTAAGATGGGTACAGTCGCTCGCATTATGTCTACGTGGCTTCCTGGATTTGTGGGGGATATTAAACGTAATAACATCGTTGTAATATTCATCAACCAATATCGCGACAAAATTGGCGTAATGTTTGGTGACCCTCGCACAACTCCGGGAGGGAAAGCATTAGGGTTTTATTCTTCCCAGCGTCTGGATATTGCCCGTGCAGGTGCGGCAGGCGACAAGGGGGAAGAGTTTGCTAATCACGTTAAAGTTAAAGTGACGAAAAACAAGGTCGCCCCACCGTTCCGAAAAGCTGAATTTGATATACGTTTTGGCGAGGGTATTGATAAGGCATTGGATATCCTTAATCTGGCGGTTGAAAAAGGCGTAGTGGAAAAGGCAGGCTCGTTCTTTAAGTATGGGGGTAAAACCCTAGCACAAGGCGCAGAGAAAACTCGTGATGTGATAGCTGAGGACGAAGACCTTATGGCACGCATTGAAGAAGAAATTATGCAAAATATTTAGTTTATGGAATTGAAGTATTTGCGTCTGCAGAATTTTTTGTCATTCAAGGATATGCAACACACATTTTTGAATGAGCCTGTTTTAATTAAAGGGAAGAACCTTACTGAGACGGAAAGCCAAGAAACCAACGGTGCAGGAAAGAGTACAATGGAAGCGGGGATTGCATTTGCAATTCTCGCCACTTCTTTGCGCAAACAAACCTTAGATAAAGACTTGATATATTGGGGTGCGGATGAAGCGCATATATGGCTTGACATCTATTGTCCTATTCGCAAACAGACCCTAAATATTCATCGCACGTTGCGTACAAAGGGGTCACAACTGTTGGAATTGACTTTGAACGAGGAAGAGGGTAGTGTGCATTTTGCCACTGTATCAGATGGCAACAACTACATTCTTAATTGGATAGGTATATCAGCAGTAGATTTGAAGAATTACTACTTGATTAACAAGGAGAATTTTAAATCGTTTGTTTCAAGTAGTAATACTGAACGTTTGGCGTTGATAAGCCGTTTTATTAAAGCTGAACAGTTGGACACGGCTGATGATGTTATAAAAGCTAAGAATAAACCACTTGAGGCACAGGCTAAAGAGGCAGCGTTTAAGGTCGCGACGATAGAGGGTGAATTAAGCGTCTATACGCAACAATTAGAGGCTGAGGCGGAGCGTAACTTGGAACAAGAGCGCAACGACAAATTAGAGGCTTTAAATATGCGTATGGATGGTGTGATTGCCCGCTATGATAAAGCGGAGCAAATAAAACAGAATGCGACATTGGCTATAAAGTTGGCAGAAGATAACATTGCTAAAGAGAAACATAAACTTCAGGATTTTGAAAAGGCATTAGCCGAACTTAACAAGCAAGATTTTACAGCCCGTTATAAAAGTATTCAGGAAGCCCGTGCCACCGCTGACAGCAAAGTAGACGCAGAACGCCAACAGTTAACAGATACGAAGAAAAATGTACAGAGTTTAAGCCTTTCTATTCAACGTTTGTCAGGCATTTTGCAAGGGACGATAAAGTGCCCCAAATGTCAGCACGAGTTTGCTATTGCTGACCCCGATTTGGATTTGCAGGGGGTACGCAAGAAATTAGAGTTGGAAACTTCTAAGCGAACTTCTACGGAGCAACAGGTGGCATCACTACAAAAACGGCTTGAAACGCTAGCCACCCAATTGAAAACGTTTGATGAAGAAACTGGACAGGTACGTGAGGAAGAACGTGAACATTTGAAATCTGTAAGGGCTTTGCAGTCCCAAGTATTTGAAGTCCAAGACACTATTAAAAGACACGAACAATTGATTAAAAGTAATCAACGTGACATTGAGCAAATGGACGTGGAACTTGAAAACTGCAATTCCCAAAGTGAAAAATTACTTGAGGAAATTGAAAAGGTTGAAAAAGAAGAGTTAGAAACCCGTGAAGCCGAGTTAAAAGGGATTATAGCTTTAACCGAAAAGAAGTTACAGAAAGCTCAAAAAGAACGTGACAAATACGAAGCCGAGGTATCTAACAATGTGCAATGGGGGCTGAGAATGAAAGAGTTTAAGATGTCCCTAGCGTGTGAGCAGTTGCGCATCATTCAAAATTTTGCTAATTTGGCTCTCCAAAAACAAAGGTCAGATTTACGTTTAAGTATTGACGGTTTTAAACGTAACGCCAACGGTAAAGTAAAAGAAGAGATTACTGTTACAGTCATTAACAGTGAGGGCGAGTATAAACCATTTTGGTCTTTCAGCGGTGGTGAGCGTGCCCGCATAGAGGTTGCACTTATACAGGCTTTCCAAGAAATGATAAACGGAACGAATGAGTGGGGTGGTTTGCATTTCCTAATGATTGATGAAGTATTGGAAGGGACAGACCCGTTGGGATTGGCTTTGTTGTTAGAAAGTTTGAACGATGTTGGACATCCGGTGTATATAATAAGTCACGTGATGAATATACGTGCCGGAGTTCGCACATTAACAGTCGTAAAAGAAAATGGCGAAAGTTACATTGAGTAAAGAAATAGATTGGACAGCAATTGGAATTGACCCCGGAAAAGAGGGGTTTATTACGGTAATGCGACGGGGGTTTATACACAGTTACCCTGTCCCAAAGGTAAAGGATGTTATTGATGAGGAAGGATTGGCAGCATTGGTTTTAGAAATCGCTGAACAGTGTGACCCTCAATACACTCACATAGCGATAGAGGACGTGCACGCTTTGCACGGTTCATCAGCGCAGGGGACATTCAACTTTGGTGGGATAACATGGGCTCTCCGTATGGCGTTTATTGTGTGCGGGCTACCTGTTCATCGGGTAGCCCCTAAAAAGTGGCAAAAAGAGATGCACGAGGGAGTCAAACCGTGCGCAGATAAGAAACAGATGTCTATATTAGCGGCTAAACGGTTGTTTCCTAATTACAATCTTTTACGGACGCCAAACTGCAAGAAGCCTGATGACAATCTTGTGGACAGTTTGTTGATTGCTGAATATTGTAGGAGAAATTATTTATGAAATACGTATTGGTTTGCCCGAATACGGGCTGCATAGAGCATAATAAGCCTGTGGATGCGGGTACTTATTGCATGAAGTATGACAAAGCAACCAAACAGATGAAACCCGAATTTAAGGGGGAAATTCAGCGGTGTGTGGTTTGTGGTGAAGAATTACAGTTTACCGAAGCCCCAAGCGTTATTCCGGAATTTAGTGTAGGCACGTTCAAAGGATTGCCGGATGACAAGAAGAAAGAAGTGCTGCATAAACGTTTCCAAAAGGGGATGACTAAGGGTGGTAATGATGAGAACGAATTAAGAAAAAGAGGTGCGGTTAAAAAATTAATTGGATATGATGACTAGTGAACAAATTAAAATGATGCTGGACGGTGTTAAAGGTCTGGCGATGAATTGTGAAGTTAACGTTTTGGTACTGAAAGTACTGGATGAGTACCGTGTTTATTTGGCTCCTGAAGTGCGCCTAAAGACACGTGAGTGCCGTTATAACGAAGTACGGGATGCTCAAGATATTACCGTATTGGTGAAGAACGTGGGGGTGAACTTTGCGCTTGGTATGACGCATCAGACATTAATGGAAAAGGCACAGTCCATTCACAAGGAAAGTTTCAAGTTCGGTACGGATGATTATATGTGGTTTACAAAAGTTGATTTAAACCGTGGTTAAGAAGAAAAGTGCAAATGTTTGCTGAGGATTTCTTTGGAATGTCATTTTAAGTTGCTACATTTGTGCAGTTAATTAACAACATCATGGAAAATTTAACAGATATCTTTTTAAAATCCAGAGGGCACAAATATTTACGCAAAGTGCCGAACGGTAAAGGCGGTTATCGTTACATATACGAAGAACCGAGCCTGAAAACTACTTCGGTAGTCACACGTGAACAAAAGTACAAACAGAACGGGTGGGATTACAATACCCCATCAACGGTTGAGTACGCAAACGACCCACAGCGTAAACGGGTGCATCGTAAAACAGTTGCCGAGTACATTAAACGTTCAAGCCGACAGGGTGAAACGCCTCGTGCGGTGTTTACATTAGGCGGTTCGGGTGCGGGTAAAAGTACCGTTCTTAGAATGTTAGGTGAGCAAGACCCGTCCTTTAACAAAATTGTTACTGTTGATAGTGACGATATTAAGACAAAAACGTTTAAGGAAGATTTTGACGCTTACAACAAACAAAAGAAGATGAGTGCCGCAGGGCGTTTGCATGAAGAGAGTAGCGAATTGGCTGATAAAATTGTTGACGGTATATTAAGCGTAAATAATGACTACTTAAAGGATGGTACGATGAAAACGTATGCTTCTGCCGCAGCGGAAATTGAAAAAGCTAAGAAGAAAGGCTACCGGACTGATGTAGTAGGTGTGACAATTTCGGTGGAAGAAGCCATTCGTCGGGCATATTCTAGAGCAGCTAAATCTGGTCGTCACGTTGAACCTGAAGTAATTGTAAAGGCTCATGTCGGTTCTACGGAAACATTTTTGAAGTTAATTGAAACAGGTTTGGCAGATAGTTTGAAATTGTATGATAATTCGAGTAGTTCGCCAATACTAATCTATGATAGTGAGGATGAAAATCCTATTAAGAACGTTAAGTTATTTGAGGAATTTAAAAATAAGAGGAATTACACTATGGCAAAGAAAGACAACAACATTGAAAAATCTTATGATTTTGGTAAAAGTGAGTTTAACCGAAAAATGAAAAAGATATACCAAGAGCGAGAGGCTAAAGGTCTTCCAAATAGTGTGGATATACCAAACGACGCAGATGCGGACGACTTGGCACGCTTAAGAGCTTTTGGGGAATGGTTGAGCGATGGGCAACCCGTAGATTAATCTAAAGATTTTTCGGCTAGTTCCTTGCATAATTCAAAATTATGACTACCTTTGTAGTGTCAATCAATAAAACAAGGTAGTCATGAAAAGAAAAGTATTAACAGTCAGTGAAGTTAACCAAATGTTAATCCGCAAGGGATATAGAAGTTGTGAAACTATTCACATAGATATAGAAAATTCTTGGGAAGCGGATACTTTAGTATTTGAAGAATACAAAGATGGACACAGCGTTTGCGGGCTTTATAAGTTTCATCAATCTGAAGGCTGTCCAGTAGGTTGCGGCAATTTAACTAGAGTGGCAACCTACCGTAAATTAAAGGTTGCTGAAAAATACGAAATTATTGGTATTGTGGCACGTTTACCCAAACAAGAAAATAAAAATTGATTTAGTTATGGCAAAGAAAGTTAGTTGTGAAGAATTAAGAAACCAACTGTTAGCCGCAAATGCGGCTTACAGAAGCGGTGAAAGTATTATGTCCGATGTGGAATACGATGCGTTGGTGGAAAAGCTACGTAAACTAGACCCGTCGGACATCTTTTTTAATAAAGGAATAGTTGAAGCAGCCGATGACAGAATGGAAGAGTTGCCTGTTCCTATGTACAGTCTTGAAAAGATTAAGGAAATTAAACCGTTGCGCAAGTGGTTGAAAAAGATGTTGGATGCTGGAGCTTGCGAAGTTGTGGCGATGCCAAAATTTGACGGAATAAGCCTGTTGACCTACGATATGGATGGCGACCAAGCGTGGACACGTGGTGACGGTATTGAGGGGCAACGAAGTGACGCACATTTTACTCGCATGAATAACGGCAAGCCCAAAGGATATTTCTGTAACGTGCATACATGGGGCGAAGCCATTTGTAAGAAAACCACCTTTGCACACTTAAAGGATGAATTGAATGTAGCGTACAAGAACGCCCGAAACATGGTGGCGGGTGTGTTTAATTCTTCGGACGGTTTTAAGAACTCTGTAATTGCCTATATTGATTTTGTGCGATATGGTATTGATGAACCAATTGACAAGGATGACCAATTGCGGGTGTTGCGCAATCGTTACCAGAATGTCACACCATCCAGAACCTACTTAATTGAAGAATTATTGGAGCTTGATGATGCAGACTTGAACGACCTTATTGATTTGGAACTGCATGATGAATTTGACGCAGAGTACAAGATAGACGGTATTGTATTGGAAATTAATGAATGGGCGGTGAAACAACAGCTTGGAAGACTACCGAATGGAAACCCCGCTTATTCGGTTGCATTTAAGCGTGAAGAATGGTGTGACATTTATCAAACTAAAGTGACAGGGATTGAAAAAGGTATTGGCAAAACAGGTGTTTTGAACCCTGTTATCCTAATTGAACCCGTGGAAATAAATGGTGCGACAGTGAGCCGTGCTACCGCTTATAACGCTGCCTATTTGGTTGAAAACAACATTTGTGAGGGGGCTGTGATAGAGGTTACTCGTGGGGGTGATGTAATACCCAAACACTTGAAAACATTGGAATATAACGAAACAATGTTTGAAAAGATGTGTGATGACCTTGTTATCTGTCCTTCGTGTGGGAAACCGTTAAAATGGAATGAAACAAATGTTGATTTAGTGTGTACGAATGACAAATGTAAAGAAATGGTAATCAGTGAAATGGTTTACTTTTTCCGTACAATGGGGTGTGAACAGTTTGAAGAACCTACAATACGTCGTTTGTATAATTTTGGCTACCGTAGTGTAGAAACGATTTTAGAGTCTCATGTAGCCGAGTTCCAAAAGTTGCTCGGCAAGGCTAAGGGTAAAACGGTTTACGACCAAATACAGAAAGTGTTGACTGAAGGCGTGCCGATGGCACGTTACATGACGGCACTAAATATTTTTGATGGCAAAATTGCCGAAGCCACCTGTCAGAAAATTTTTGATGCAGCGAATCCGGAAATGGTGGAAAGAGTAAAAACTGTTTCGTACGAAATTGGTAGCATAGCGGAAGCCACCTATTTAGCCAAGTCTTTAGAACAGGTTAACGGGGTAGGCGAGATATTGGCACGCTCATTCGTTAAGGGGCTGATAAAACTTCAACACATAGGTATATATCCGGGAGTAAATATTACCTATGTTCAGACGCCTAAAACCGCACCACTTGCAGAAAATGCGATGGTCGTATGTATGACAGGTTTCAGGGATAAGGAAATGGAAGTACAACTCAATAAACTTGGACACAGGGTTGTTGATGGTGTTACCAGAGAATGTAATGTGCTCGTAGTTGCCGATTTAAACAGCAATAGCAGCAAGATGAAAAAGGCAAAAGAAAAAGGACTTAGAATTGTAGAACGTATGGAATTTAGACGTGAATTACTATTATAAAGACGCTAAATATTGGTATGTAGGATTTCGCTACGACGAACGCTTGGTTAAAGAAATCAAGCGTTTTGTTGGAGCGGGGTATAACCCCGAGAATAAAGAGTGGTACATTCCTTTCGCATTACCAACTGTCGCACCGTTGCAAAAATGGTTACACGACAATGGATTTGTGGAAGGGATGAATTATTGCCCCTCTAAACGGGTGCTGGAGTATCAAGAACCCCTTGCAATTATTACCCCTGAAGATGTGGCTATTGCTTGCAAAGAACTAGGGTTTAAGCGAATGCCACGTCCATATCAATGTGAGGGTATTGCTTACATGATAAATCATGGCAACTGTATAAACGGGGATGATTGTGGGCTGGGGAAGACGATGCAGACAATTATGACATTAGAATTAATGGACGCTTTTCCAGCTTTAGTTATCACTCCTGCATCTGTGAAATATAACTGGAAAAAGGAGTGGGAAAAATGGAACCCGAACCGCACTGTTGGAGTAGTTGGGCGCAAAAAGAAGTTTGACGAAAATGTGTGGCAGAATGACGTGATTATTATTAATTACGATATACTAGGTGAGCGGGGCTTAGATAAGCCAACAGCGAAGTTCAAAGAGCTCCTAAAGAAGCGATGGGCGTCTTGTGTGATGGATGAAATACATTTCTTAAAAAGTGAAAAGGCGTTACGAACCAAAATGGCGAAGAAAATTGTAAAAACAGTTCCGCATGTATGGGGGTTAACAGGCACATTGACACAGAACAAACCCGCAGACTTAATACAGCCGTTTACGATAATACGTAGGTTTGAGGACATTTTTGGCAGTACGAAAGAATTTAAGTATCGTTATTGCAATGCGAAAATGACAGTATTTGGAATGGATTGTAGTGGGTTTAGCAATTTGGAAGAGCTACATGAATTGTTGCGAATGGGTGGGTACATCAGGCGTAATAAAAGAGATGTGCTGGATGAATTGCCGCCAATGGTGGAACAAACTATTGACGTGCCTATCAGCAATACTAGGGAATACCGTAAAGCGGAAAATAACCTGTTGGAATACTTGGAAAAGATAGATATAAACAAGGTGAACAGTGCAGTCAATGCTCCACACTTGGTAATGATACAAACATTGAAACAATTGAGTATAGAGGGTAAACTTCCATTTATCACCACTTATATAAAAGAATGGCTGGAAGCAAACGAGGGTGAGCAATTGCTTGTTTTTGGCGTGCACCGGATTCCTCTACAACAGTTAGCCGAGTACTTTAAAGCCCCGCTTATACAGGGCGGAGTAAGTGCCGACAAGAAGCAACAAATCGTAAATGAATTCAGTAACGGGGGTCATCGCCTATTGTTTGCCAATATTCAGTCAGCCGGAACAGGTACGGACGGTCTGCAAGATAATTGCAGCAACTTAGTATATATAGAGCTACCCGACAAAAGTACCGAGCTAGAGCAAGCAAATGCAAGACTTGAGCGGATGGGGCAACGGAATAGTATAAATATAACTTACTTGCTGTCACCGGACACGATAGATGCTGATATCAAAGAGATGGTTGCTGATAAAGGGATGATTACAGGCTTGGTGAACAAAGGTGGCAATGAAAACGAATTATTAACTAAGAAATTCTTATTAAAGAAAAATGGCAAAATTTGAAGCAAAGTTTTGGGGCACAAAAGAGAAGCGAGGACAGCTTGTTAAAGAAGTGGAAATTGTTGAGGCTACCACCCGAGGTGAGGTGGAGGGCAAGCTGTATGCTCGTGGATGGCTAAAAATTAACGGTTTAAAAGTAAGAGAAGCAAAGAATGAACCGAGTACCGATAACAATATGGACTGATGGCAGTTGTACCACTAAAGACGACCGAAAAGGTGGAATGGGTGTGTACCTACTTGCAGACGGATGCGAAGTAGCTTTGCGACGTGGTTATTGGAACACCACTACACCACGCATGGAACAGCGTGCGTTGATTGCAGCCGTGCAAATGATAAACGTTGACATTCCTACTGATGTGTTGATTTGGTGCGACAGCAAGTTTATTGTAGAAGCGATAATGAACGGGGGTGTGCGACAATGGCGTGCCGATGGCTGGAAAGGTGTTGCAAACGTTGAACTTTGGAAGGAATTTGTTACCGAGGTTGAAAAACGTAGAAAGATGCGCTTATGCGTGCGTCATATCAATGGACACCAAAAAGACTTGTTGAACCCTGTTATTTATGGGAATAATGTGGCTGATGCCCTTGCTGATTACCACACGCAAGATTCCTATGTACAGGATAAGCCCTTAGAGGGGTTTAGTTGGTACGTTCACGACCCTAGTAGTTTGATATTTATTGCTAAAAACGAAGAACACGAGTATTTGGTTACGCATGATGATATTGTGTTGTTAGGAGATTGCCATTATGCAACAGAAGAAGACCTTGTGAACTGCATAAATGGAAAATGGATTTTTGATGGTTACTACAATGGTGACTATGAAATAAATACCGAAATAAAAACGATTTAGTATATGGCTGACTTGGATAAGTATAAACAAGCGATTGTGGATGTTTATGACACCACTAATAAAAATATTTTTGTGAATGCAACCGCAGGCAGTGGAAAAACATTTACTTTGTGCACACTTGCTGACCGCACACCACCTATAAAATCGTCCATATTCCTAGCCTTTAACAAGTCAATAGCTCAAGAATTGGGGGCACGTTTGCCTCGCACAGTTAAAGCGTCAACACTACATTCGTGTTCGTTGTCGGCTTTATTGAAAGCATTTAAAATGGATTTCGCTATAAGTGAAAACAAATACTTTGGAATGGCTAGGGAGTGTTTGGATTTTAAAGGAATAGCCGCTAAAAGAATTAACGGGTTATGCGGCAGAGCTTGCACTCTGTATGACCTTATGCGATTCAACCTGATTACAGACGATTTTGACAAGGTTACAGAGTTGGGGGAAAGGTACGGTGTTGACGCAGACGAAGAAAGCGTACAGAGAGCCCTAGAGCTTTATAGGGTCGCAAAACACAAAGCCGATAGATACTTTGAGGGTTCAGTAGGTGGAAAATTACGTATGGATTTTACTGATATGCTATATTATGCCGCCAATTACATAGACATGAAAGATTTTAAACAATACAATGTCGTAATGCTGGATGAGTGCCAAGATATCAGCCCGTTACAGTTTGAGGTCGTGAAGCGGTGCAAGACACCACGAGGCAGACTGATAGCCGTAGGTGATGAAAAACAAAGTATTTACAGTTTCATGGGAAGTAATTTGGACAGTTTGCACGCTATAAAGAATTCCCCGAATACGATTGAATTACCTTTGTCTATGACATACCGTTGTGCGGTGAATATTGTAGACGAAGCCCGTAAAGTGTTTCCGGACGGTATTGAGGCAGCTCCGGGAGCTGTATTGGGGAGTGTTGATTGTGGTAGTTTTAGAGATGCCAAAGATGGCGACTTTATATTGTGCCGAAACAATGCACCCCTGATGGAAACGTTTATAGAATTATTGAAACTAGGCAAACGGTGCGCCATTATGGGTAAAGATTACGGTGATGAGTTGGTGTACCTAATAGATAGCATTAAAGATATTTGGGGGCTGGAAGCTAAGTTAGAGAAGCTAAGTGAAAGCCTTGCGAAGAAAGGTGTTAAAATGCCGACCAAAGTGCCTGCATACGCCCAATTGGAAGAAAAAGTACACGTCTTGCTCACCCTGTATGAATATTTTGGCGACTTAGAGGTGGTGCGTAATCGCATTTATGATATATTCACAGATACGCAGAGCAAGGGGGTGACGTTGAGTACGATACATAAATCTAAAGGTTTAGAGGCTGATAACGTATATTTCTTGCAACCGGATTTATTACCGAGCAAGTATGCGGTTACGGAGTTAGCCTTGTATGCGGAAAAATGTTTAAAATTTGTGGCAATAACGAGGAGTAGAAAGAATTTAATATATTGTTAAACGAATTAAATTAATTTCATGGAAGAACAAGAAAAACAAGCGGTAAAACAAACTCCCGCTGATTTATATTTGATGGTTCCTAAAAATTCAAAGACAGGGGTGCGGATTACATTCCTTAGTGTAAAGAAAATTAAATCCTTTTTTGGGATTGCGCCCACAAGGGAAATTCTTGAAGCTCACTTTCAGGCGGAGCATGTGCGAATGGAAATAGCCGATGCCGAAGCTAAAAAGGCGGGAAAGAATGCAAAATATTTACCTCAACCCTTGTATTTGCAAATACAAAGTAGTATATTTGCAACTATTGTTGAAGAAGCCCGTGGCAAAGACAAGGATGTGGATGGTAAAGCCTTGTGCCTAACTCTTGGTTCAAAGATACCCTGTTGTGTAATTACACCTATGCCGGAAGCACCTGTTGAGGACGAGCAACCAAAACAAGTTCGTAAAAAGAGAACCCCAAAAATTGTTATTAACAATGATTAGTAAAGACAGTAGAAAGGTCGTAGGTGAATACGTGTTTTTGAGCAAGTATTCACAGACACACAACGGTGTTAAAGAAACATGGGACGAGGCTGTTAACCGTGTCATGACAATGCACTGGAACCGTTACAAAGAGATAATTAATGAGGCAGACATGCCCGAGTTTGAACGCTTGTTTGGATTTGCTGAAAAGTTATATCATCAGCAACGTATTTTAGGGGCACAAAGAGCCTTACAATATGGGGGCGAGTTGATGCTTGAAAAACATGCTCGGTTCTACAACTGTTCAAGCACTTATATTGACCGTGTGGAAGTGTTTGAGGAAATTATGTATTTGCTCTTATGTGGGGCGGGTACAGGGTACAGTGTTCAACATATCCACACCGAACAATTGCCTATCCCCAAAGGGTTTAATCCCAAACTTGAGAAAAAGATATTTGTAATACCCGATACGATTGAGGGGTGGGCAAAGGCGGCAGGCGAGTTGATTGGAGCTTACTATTATGGACGTGCCGAAGTGTTGTTTGACTATTCCCAAATCCGTCCGAAAGGTGCTTACATACGGGGTGGATTTAGAGCTCCAGGACCCGAGCCATTACACGAAGCACTGGACAAAGTAAGAAGCCTCTTGTGCAAAGTTCAGAAGCGTAAATTGAGACCGTTTGAGCTTCATTATATTATTTGCGTTTTAGCGAATAGTGTGGTAACAGGTGGTGTTCGTCGCAGTGCGATGATAAGTATTTTTGACGCTGACGATGTGGAAATGGCAGGTTGTAAAGTTGGGGCGTGGATTAGCACACATCCTGAACTATGCCGAAGCAATAATTCCGCAGCTATTTTGCCCAATACCCCAAAAGAAACATTTGACATGATTTACGAGTTTACCCGTAAATTTGGGGAACCCGGATTTGTGTTTATAGACAGTCCGTGGTTTGTCTATAATCCGTGCGGGGAAGTGGGTATGTACCCTCGCATCCAGGACGAAAACGGTGCATGGAAATCAGGATGGGGCTTTTGTAACCTATCTGAAATAAACGGGGGTAAAATACAAACCGAACAAGATTTCTATGATGCTTGTGTGGGTGCGTCTGTTATATGTACGTTGCAAGCGGGTTACACGAATTTTAAAGTGTTACAGCCGTGGTCGCAAAAAATTGCAGAGCGTGACGCCCTGATTGGAGTAGGTATTACGGGGCTATGTGAGAACCCTGACTTATTGTTTGACCCTATTATTCAACGCAAAGGGGCGATGTTGGTAAAGGAAACGAACCAGAAGATAGCCCGCATGATTGGGATAAATTCAGCGGCACGATGTACCGTTGTCAAGCCGTCGGGTAACAGTTCTCAATTACTTGGTACACTGTCAGGTATTACTCCAGGACACGCCCGCCATTACATACGTCATATTCAGGCGGTAGACACCGAACAGGCGGTTCAACTATGGGAAAAGATAAACCCGAATTGTGTTGAACCGAGTGCATGGAACCCGACCCGTGAAAAAGTACTTGCTTTCCCCGTTACATTGCCAGAGGGTGCAATTCTTAAACAAAACCTTTCTGCCATTGAATTCTTGAAATTTGTGCTGATTACCAAACAAAATTGGATAGAGTACGGTACAAACTTTGACCATCCGAGCACTAAAGAAAATCCAACGCTACGTATGAATGTTTCTAATACTTGTACGGTAAAACCGGACGAGTGGGATGAAGTACGTGAATTTTTGTGGGAACACCGTGGTGAGTTTGGCGGAATTAGCCTGTTGTCATCATTCGGTGATTTGGATTACCCTCAAGCACCATACACCGAAGTTCTTGACGAGGTGGAATTGGCTGAACGATACGGTGCAGGTGCAATTCTGTCCAGTGGTTTAATAGTGGATGCGGCTGATGTCTTTAAGGACGTTTGGGAAGGCTGCAACGCTGCAACAGGCTTAGCTCCTAATTTGCTGACGCTTACTGATGCAGACATTGCTAAATACATTACAGATAATATTAAGGATGGCAAGTTCTTAGTAGATATTGACGGTGTATGTTTCAGCGATGTGAATTGCGTAATTGACTATTTGAAACGTAGGGTTGTGAAACGTCTTGAATGGGTACGCAGGTTCAACAGTTTTGCCGACAAATATATGGAGGGCGACCGTTTAAAGACCGCCTATTGCTTGAAGCACGTAAACGCCTTTCACAAATGGCAGTTGATTTGCAGGATGAAACCTGTTGATTACTCCGGGATTGTATGGGAAGAGCCACTGAAACAAGCAGGCAGTGAGATTGCGACAGCTTGTGCGGGTGGAGCTTGTGAATTTACACCACGACGTAAAGAATAATTGAAAAGCCCCGCTGATGAAAGTTGGTGGGGCGTATTAAAATAAAAACGATTAAATAATTATGAACGTACAGATTTTATTTAATGATGACGCCCGAAAGAAAATGTTTGAGGGGGTTGAAGAGTTGGCAAATGCAGTGTCGTCCACGCTCGGACCAAAAGGGCACTCGGTTATCCTGGATAAAGGCTATGGAATACCCCACATCACCAAAGACGGTGTGACAGTTGCCCGTGCCTACGATACGGATGATACGATGAAGCGTATGGGTGCGACGCTTGTGAAGACCGTTGCTGCAAAAACATGTGATGAGGCGGGGGATGGCACTACGACAGCCACCATTTTAACCCGTGCATTAATGAAAGAGGGGATGGCAACATTAGCCCGTGTGTCTAATCCACAGCGTTTTAAAGAGGGTATTGAAGCCGCTAAATGCGAAGCCGTGAAGTTTATGCAACAGATGAGCAAAGAAATTGGTGAAAACGATTTTGAGCGTATCAGACAGATTGCGACAATAAGTGCCAACGGTGATGAGGAAATTGGGGCTATTATCACTGAAGCTATTGGCAAAGTAGGCAACGACGGAGTAATTACTGTTGAAGAAAGTAGCAAGAGCGAAACCACCGTAGAGGTGACGACAGGCTTCCAATGGGAAAAGGGGCTGTTGAACCCGTATTTTGTGACTGACCCCGAACGAATAGAATGTGTACTGAACAAACCATACATTTTGCTCTTTGGGCAAAACATAAACTACCCCGATGAAATATTGGGTGTATGTCGCAAGGTGTACGATAGTCACCGTTCTCTTTTGGTTGTTGCTCCTAATGCGTCTAACGACGTAGTGAATTTCTTGGTGCAGAATGTTAAACAAGCCAATGGACTGAAAGCCTGTTTCGTTAAAGCTCCGGGATATGGGCAGATGCAAAAGGATTTGATTATGGATTTGGGCGTTAAGATTGGCGCACACGTAATCGGAGAAGAGTATGGCAATCGTGTAGAAGAAATTGGCGTGGATTGGCTTGGTGAGTGTGAGCGTGTTGTGGTAAATAGCACTCGTACTATACTCACAGGGGGCGCAGGTTCGCCAGATGAGGTAAATACACAGGTAGCCGCAATTAAGCACCAATTAGACGACAGTACGAACGCTTTTGACATTGAAAAGTACCGTGAACGTATTGCACGCCTGACAGGTGGTGCGGCTGTTATTTATGTAGGCGCAGACAGTGACGTAGAAATGAAGGAACGGAAAGACCGTGTTGATGATGCTATTGCCGCAACTCGTGCAGCATTGGAAGAGGGGTACGTTCCGGGAGGCGGCACAATTCAGCTTCGTGCCTCTGAAATGCTTGTGCACCAACTTGCAGACTTGAATGAAAAACCAGCCGATTTCAGAGCTGGATGGTGTGTAGTGGCTGAGGCTTTGCGTTACCCGTTCCGTCAATTATGCGAAAATGCTAGTGCGAACGCAGTACGTATTCAAGTGGATATGGAACTTCAACCGTGGATGCACGGTTATGACCCTATAAAGGAAGAAGTTTGTGATATGTATGATGCAGGAATTATTGACCCGACAAAGGTGGCACGCTTGACGCTTGAGAACGCTACGTCGGTTGCAATTCAATTCCTCAATACTTCATGTGCAATGGCAGCTAGTAATGATGAGAAAGGGAGTTAACCATGAGCCAAAAAACCATTCGGAAAGGCGACATTTGCCGCATCCGGCACAATACTAGCCTACACGGATTTCCGGAAAATACGCTAGTAATAATAAAAGAGTGCCGTCCTCGCAGGGCGGAGTTCCCACACCTATTTAAAGCCGCCACAGCGAAAGAGTGGTGGTGGGTGGATATTGCTGATATTACCTTGTTTGAACGAGGCAATTATGATGAAGACGATTGGTAAATTAAAGCCCGTGCAATGCGCACGGGCACAATATTAAAAATATGGATGCTCACATTTTACACGTTGTTTTCTTTGCCACGGTGATAGCTTTAGGGGGCTTGTTAATGTGGTGGAAAAAGAATAGAAAGAGATTTGCTTGCAGGCGAATGAGAAAGCATTTGTTGAAACACCCGTCAAACGGTATTCCATCAGATTACCTGTTAAATGCTTTAGAAAGGGAATTTAAAGGAATAACCTTTCAGGAGTATTCCTTTGGGGTATTCATTTATAACGAAATGGGTGGAAACATTGCATATTTATGCTGTAAAGATGGAATTTTGAGCGGTACGGCTTCAACGGATAAAATGCCTTGTTTGGCAAAATTTGTTGAAGAATTTAAAGGGAAACCAGAATGGCAGGCAGTGTCGTCCCTAATGAAGTGCGGCTGTTATTGTACAAAATGATATGACAGAAGAAAAAAGACTGATACAGGAAGAAGACATTGAGCGCATTATGCACAATGCGCCTGACTATATATTGGATGCTACTGATGAGATAAAGGATTTATGGGTGGCGTCTGAATGGGCTAAGGAAGAGCGTGACTTGACCCCTAAACGTTATTACGAAGTAGTGTTGTTTGAGGGTGAAGACAAAGAAAAACGTATTGAAATAGACTTCCAGCAAACAGTTAATCCAGGGACTATTGTAAAGGCGGCAGGCGGAAGTGTTACTGACGTGCGTAGTGTTAATGCAAAACGATTGCAGTACCTAAAATACGAACGTGAGTACCAACGTTTAGTCAAGGAGCTAAACAAGGCTATCGGCAAAAGAACTCACCGCCCTCGTAATATAGTGGATTATACGGGGAATATTTTGGAGCTATTTGGCAAGTTTTACACTATTGCGGACGTTGCCAAGATAATGGCGAAAGAATACCGTATAAAGATACCTGAAGACGAATTAAAGAAGTTCTATGTTGAACACCGTGATTTAGTTACTCGCAGGCGGGCTGAATACGTATTGCAGAACAAAGACTTTCGGGTCGCCACTGAAACGGGGCGTCTGGAAGTGCTGAACCAGATGCTAGTAGAGGTTGAAATAAAGAACCGAGCGTGTGGTGGTAGCAATGTAGACTATTGCAACCTGATACTTCGCATTATTGAGCAGGCACGCAAAGAAGTTAAGGGGAACGAAATAAAGATGACCGTAGATGGCAAGATAGACATTAATGCGACCATACAGGCAGAAACGAATGTTATGTCGGTAATGAAGCAAATGTCTATTAATGCGCTTGTCGTTGGTCTTACAGCCGCAAAAGCAGGGTTGAATCCAGCCGTTTTAATCGCACAACTTGCTAACAGTTGGTATTCACAATTCAACGGGTTTAATGGCAACGTCATGGACGGTGTACAGGTGCAACTTCCATCCGCACTTATCAAACAGTACGATTGGGGTGCAATGGAAAAACAGAGCAAACAGTTTGTGAACGATTTTACCCCGATAGCGGAAATTATAGAAGAGCCCGAAGAAGTTGCAAATAACGAGGCAGAAAATACCCGTAAGAAGCTCTTAGAGCAATTAAAGAACATGAGGCGGGCGAAACATACCGAAGACGGGAAAGCGAACGTTATTACACCTGACAGCCCTGATATGGAATTGCGTGATACGGGTGTAGTGTTGGCGGCTGAACCTGTTGACGAGGAAGAACCTACGCAGGAATTTGAAATTGATTACAATGCACGCAAACAGAAGAAGGGAATGCGTATAAAAGGTAAGATAAAAGAGAGTGTAGCACGTCATAAGGCGAAAGCCGAGGCAGAAGAGGCAGACTTAACGGCTGCCGAATTAGCTGCAAGGCAGAGACGCAAAGAAAGACGGGCGGCTCGTAAAAAGAAATAATAGAAAGACGGGTATAGTACCCGTCTAATTAAATATCAAAATTATGAAGAAAGATTTTCTTAATGTTTCTCCTGATACGGGGGGGGGTAGCGGAACGGTAACGGTCACCGCTGACCCTAATTTAAACTTTGCTAGTCGTACGACAACTTTGAATTTTAATGCTGACGGGGAAGTATTAAAAGAGGTTGAAGCGTTGCAGTTTGGGAATACCATTATTCCGCAATTTTATTTAAGTCCAACCGTTTCAAGTAGCAATAACTTATGGGGGTTGAAAATTACAACAACCTTAGAACTAGAAGAATTTGCGGCTGGAGCTTATAATTTCTTGGTGGATTGTACAGCTAATAATAAGATAGCCACGGAAGGAACAGCTCCTAATGTAACTATTTGTATTTCGGTGATTAATAGTGTTATCATACCGAGTGGTGGAAGTAACATAAATAACCGAGAATACGATATGTATTACAGTAAAGACAACGGTACTAAGACTAAGATGGCAGTAAGTAAAGACCAATACAGTCAGTTTATTTCTTTCCGTTTTATGGAGGGGGCTACATTTGAAGAACTAACTGTTTCTAATTATCGCTTTTGGCTTCGCAATATAAACGATGCAAGTGAAATAGAACTTCCAGTTAGGTTTAGATTAGCTTATCATTATTAAAATAAGGGGAGCCATTTGGCTCCCCGATTTGTTTACCGCATTTCGTTATAACTACGGTTCATCCACGCTTCTTTTTCCATGCTTTCAATCATGTCCTCAAGGAAATTTAAGGTTCCTTGGTCAGCGGGTGGCACTTGGTCATGAATTTCACGGATGCGTCTAATTACCGTGTCCCAGTCGGCAGAAATAATTTTCCACATTTCCATGTCCGTCGGGAGTGGCTGAGACATTTCAAACTCCTGAATGTGGTTTGCCTGTAACATAGCTTCCATACTACCGAGCGGTCTGCCACCTAAAGCCCGCACACGTTCAGCAACGTCATCAACACGTTCAATTTCGGCTTCATAAAGTTTCAGCATAGCTTCGTGATAGCTGCCAAAAGAAGAACCAATAACGTTCCAATGGAACTGCCATGTTTTTAGCAACAGGGTAAAGTGGTCGGCTAATAAGCCGTTCAACAGGACAAGACTTTTAGCTATGTCCTCTGATGTTAATCCAATGTTTACTTTCATAATGTACATTTTAAAAAGTTGATGTATATACGCCACAAAGGTAGTCAAAAGAAAATTATTAGAAAAATCTTAGAAAAAGTCCGGTGAAGTCTTGTTATTTCAAAAATTATGACTACCTTTGTAGTGTCAATAAACAATAACTCATTAAAAATTCAAAATTATGGCAACAACAGTAAATAACAAAAGAACTTTCGCAAAAGACATTGCAACTATTAGCACAGCTTTAGACGGCATAGTAGAATTTCAAAGTATTGAATTTAGCCAAATACTTATTACGGAACATGGGCAAAGCATTAACGATTTACAGTATGTGAACAAAATACGTGGTATTTACTTTTATACAAGCCGCAGCAAAGTAGAAAATATTGTTTGTGCTTTATGGCGTAATGAAACCCTACCGACTTATGTAGTTTGCGCTGACAGCAAAAACGTTTACGAACTTAAATGATAACCCGTGGGGCGCAAGCCCCGCACAACTTTTGAATTATGGAACATAACAGATGTATGATATGTGGAGCGGTTATTAGCGATAACAATACGGACGGTATTGGTTGGGGCTGTATGGCAAATGTTGTGAAACCCGCTATTAAAGAAACTATGTGGGAAGTGTACGGGTTGGACATTTGGGTGGCAAAAGCCAACAGAATAAAGGAAGCGTTTTTGAACGCTTATGCAGGCGTAAAATTCCGTAATGAATTTAAACGGGGGTTTTACGAAAGTATGGCGAAAGCCGAAAGGGTGAGCAAGAAACAACTGGAAATTATGAACCAGATGTTGGACGATAAATGTGTTTTGCTGGACTTTAAAGACATTTTTGAACGTTACGAGGGAATGGCACAGAGTAGCGAATGTAAAGCCCAATTTCAGGCTAATATTGCGAAATACAAGAAGATTTATTTAAGTGGACGTAAAAATAAAACGGAGGAATAATTATGAAGCCAACTGTTGAGAATTTTCAGGTTATTAATTCAACGAGCACAGAATTGGAAGTTGAATTAACCCCAACGATACGTTTGAAGTGCCTACGTCATTCTAATCGCAGGACGGGTTCTTCGGTTTGGGAAGCTCACTTGTACCAATTTGGAAAATGGAGAGTGTTTAACAATCCGTTTGACCGCAAAGATTATGAGGTGGTTGAAAAATGGGGGAAGATAAAGGCAAACGCTTTTCGGGGCGTGATTATTGCCAAAAGTTATTCCTACAAAAAGGATATTATAAGTGCTTTAAATAGCGTACCACTAAAAATAAATTGATTGAATATGGCAAAGAAACAGAAAAGAGCGTTGCTAGCCGCTGAAATAGCACAGCTATGCACCAATAAAGGGTATAACAGTTTTAGTGATTATATTCCGATTGCACCTAATAAATGGGGTGCGACACATGTTGATTTTGTGGATAACCTGAATGGATATACATGGCTTTATTTGCGTAAATTAGAGAAACGGTTTGGCATTAAACATTATACCACCGTAGTAGAATATACTAAGCTGAACGCAGACGATAAACGTTTGGTTGAGGCTTTAATTAGGGAAGCACCTGATAAAGAAACTAAATAAAAAGAAGATTATGTATTTTAAGAAAAATTTGTGGCAAAGAATTAAGTTTGCCTTTAAAACATTGTTAAGCGACGCACCGCTTGAAGAAATGTACACAACCGGATACAAAGCCGGAGTGGACGAAGTGATTAACGATTATCGTTTGTTGAAAGAAAAGTTGGTTCCGATACTGACAGAGCTAGCCACACCACCGCAAAAGTTGGATGATAATTTTATCACGTATCCGGATATGTCGGTACGGCAACTAAGTTTCTTTAATGTTGAGCACCCTGTCCCACGATTTTTGCATAATGACATTGACAGCCCTTATCCAATAGAAAGGACAACAGTGGAGAGGGTTATATACACAGCGAATCAAGTGCAAGTAACAGCAATGTCAGACCCGATGGTTAAACAGTTGCAGGGTGACGCCCGTTATGCTAAGTATTTGGAACATGAGCAACACAATGCAGCTCAACGACTAGGGGAATACCTGTTGAAGAATGGGTTTATTAGGGCGACCCGATTGGCTAGTACAAATCCCCATGACATGAGAGTTATGTACTGGACATTAATTTATACTAAGTTGCAGTAAAACAAATCTATGAATAAGCCGGAAAATTTTCCGGCTTTTCTTTTGCAGTTTAAATTAAAGTATTATATTTGCGGTGTCAATAAAAACTTAATAGTTATGTCAACAGAAAATTTAGTACCCGCAGCAATACTCTTAAAGATTAAGAAGTTGCAAGAACTAGCCTTGAGAGGCGTAGGTGGTGAGGCGCAAAATGCTCAAAGAGTTTTAGAAGCCTTATGTGAAAAATATGGTTTGACCCTTGAGGATTTAGACCAAGATGCAAAAGTAACTTATGAATTTCCATTACGAGCTTCTATTCGTTCGCTGTTTGTTAATTGTTTTACGTACATGTTTGGGGCGAATACCCGCTTTAAAGAAGACTACACCGTTTATCGTAATAGCGGTACAAAGAAAATTTGGGCTGAATTAAACTTGACGCCTAGTGAATATATAGAATTTTCACAGTTCTGGGAATGGCACAAACATAACTTTCTTAAAGAACGTGCCGCCATGCGTGAAGCATTTAAGCAAGCCTATTGTGAAAAGCATCATTTGTTTACAAATGATTTTGCCGACGATATACGTGAGGAACTGGACAACCGTAAAGAACCCACTATGGAAGAAATATTGGCGGTTAAGGCACTCGCAATGACACTCAAAGATAACACCTATCACAAACAGATTGGGAATAGTACAAACGCTTATAACGAGGAGGACGAAGAATGATGACTACAAAAGAGCGTGACTTCCATTTAGTACAAAAGGCTTTAGGTGGAGACAGTAAAGCATGTGAAACAATATACAACAGGTTTAACAGGGCGGTGAATTACCAGATAGGCAAAATAGTGATGGACACCGAAATAGCCTTAGACCTTACAATGGAAACATTTGAAAAGATATTTACCCGTTTACACCGCTATCAGCCGGATTACTGTTTAAGTACATGGGTGAGCCGGATAGCCACTAACACCGCATTAGATTACACCCGAAAAGTAAGGCGGGTCACAGTTGTAAGCATAGAAGCAAGCATAGAGAATGAGGACGGGGCAGATATACAGGTGATGGACGACGAGCCAACTCCCGATGAGCGTATAATCTTAACACAGAAGATGACCTACCTTACAGGGCTGATGCGCTACATGCAGCCGAATGAATGTAGGCTGTTGCAACTGTATTACGTGAACGACATGGGTTATACCGAAATAGCTGACGAAATGGATATTTCGGTGCGTGTGGTTAGGCAGTATATCAGGGATGCACGTAATAAGTTACGCAAGCTGACGCAGGAGATAAGTATGCGTGAAGTATTAACCAAAGAACAAAGAAGATATGAAAAAGAATTACAGAGCCAAATTTCAGGGCGAGTTTGACGTCATTCAGCTAACTAAAGACAATTATGATGAGGTAGTGGCTTTTATCAAACAAGCTGATAAACATGTAGTATTTGATAAAGAATTTTGTGAACGCTCCACTCCCTACATAGAATTTATACATGAATGTGGAGGAGTGTACGGTGTAGAGCTAGGTGATTATATATTTACCACTTCTGATGGAGAGCTGCATATAATGTCCAAGGAAAAATTTGAGAGTACCTATGAAGAAATATAAGTGGGTGCAACGGGCTATTTGCTTTATCATCGGGCACGATGTAGAGTGGGTAATTGAGCATCGATTGCGGTACGGGCATATCAGCCTGAACCGCAAAGGTGGTAAAAAGCGCAACCAATCCCGATGGGTGGCTGGAGCATATAAAAAGTGTTCACGATGCGGAAAGAAACTTAGTAACTTTGAAAGAATTTGGGGCGGATGGAACTAATAGAAAAAGATAATATGATTACAGCATGGGGCACGAAAGATGGCGTAGCCACTGTAATAGGCGTGGACTTTGGGCATAAGAACGATTATGCTGTTAAGACGGTGCTAAAGAAGCATCCTGACGGGAGGGTTGAAGTTGTAAGTTCTGAACCTATTGGGCGGACAATTGACTTTAACGACCCCGCCAGCAGGCAGAAAGTTATTGACGAAATTAGAAATTTTAAATTATAGAAAAATGGAAAAATTGATTTTATTTGTATTGATTGGATTAGTGCTTGTTTGGGCGTGTTACAAAATGTATTTTAAAGTGCGTTTTGAGTATTTGTTGCGTGAAATGAGTAAGTACCAAAAGAGAAAATTACAAGTAGGTAAGAGAGTATATTTGGTGTATTATGTGCCATTAGTTCCAGATTTATGTGATAGTCGGGTGGTTGCCCAAATGGTGGATGAAAAGGATTGGGGAATATTTTGTCAACCAGATTGTGAAGCAATTGAGTTGTACATACAGGCGAATCCTAATTTACGAGTATTTAATATTCCGACGGTACTGTTCAATCCCGATAATGTGAAATTAAACTTTAGAGCTATTTACAAAGTAATACGAGTAAAATGAAAACAGAGGTAACAAGAACGGTTGTAACATTGGTTGAGGTACATACCCGTGAAACAGGTGACGCCACTGTAAAGGGTGTGAGCAAAGTATCTGATGATTCCACATTGTCAAGAAAGGTATGGATTAATGGGGAAGAGGTGTATGCTGAACAGTACCCGACACGTTGCATAGACAAATTTGCGCAGCCAGAACTCCAAGCGTTTGTAGAAATGTTGAGTAAGTATGAAGTACCACGCAAAAGGAGCGTGTACCTATCTACGGGCTTCTATAAGACATTATGTATAATCTTGGCGTGTATTTGGTTGGTTACGTTGTTATTCTTTCTATACAGACTTAATTTGAGCGTATGAGAAAACAATTACCGCCACCCCCGCCAAAACCAAGAAAGGGGCAAACAAGAGTAAGAAGTTGGTTTGCTTGGAAGCCTGTAACGATTGGGCTAGAACAACGTTGGTTGGAAAAAGTAACTGTATTAGAAGTGTGCCGTTACCACAGTCTTCCGCATATTGGGGAAGTGCCTGAATGGGACAAAGTTAAATTTATAGATGAATAAAATATGGACAAAATTTTAGATAAACTGAAGGAAGCTGAATTGTTCCTATTGGATAATTACAGGTCTAAGAAGCCGAAAAGTGCCAAAGCTAAACAGTTGCGTCAGGAACAACTGGATAAACGCAAAAAGAAAAACAGGCATGTGAAACGGCTTAACAAGAAAGTGAGGGTATAATGAAAAATATTTGTTATTTATTGGTGGCAATGTTTTTGAATGAAAACGGAAAAACAGGGCATCAGAATGTATATGTAAGTGTTAAGGGAGAATTTATACTGTCAAAGGTTGCCAATCGTATTTGTCAAGATTATGGTTTTCAAAAAGTAGTTGTTTTATATAGAACGGAAGTGACAAAGACGGAATTTGAAGCAAACTTTGCTGAAAATCCAGAGATATGTTGTTTTGTCTATCCTAAATAAATTGAGGGTGTATGTTTTTAGATGTGAACAGAAGAGAAATACAACTTGGTGACAAACTGGCTGATGTAAGTGGTGAATGGTATGCAGATGACGAAACACCCGTAGTAGAAAGCGAGGGTGATGAGTTGTGTATTTATGTGGACGGGACTACGATTTACCTGTCTGAAATAGAAACTGAGAAAATATGTTTAATAGTGGATTAATATGGAAATACAAGAAGTGACATTGAATATTCCGCTGCAATATAAAGCAATGCAGTGTAGAAAAGAAAATATTGAAGACTTGCGTGATTGGATTGCAAAAGAAACTCTTGGAATGTTACAAGTAATAAATTCGGTAGCCGATGGAAATTATTACTTGTATAACGATAAGCAAAATTCATGCAAACTTATTGTGGAGGGTGATTGGGTAATATTGTTATCCACTTCCACTTCTGGCGTATATCCAACATATCAGATAGTAGTGGATGAACTGTTCAGAAAGATGTTTGTTGAACCGACCGCTAATAATGAAGAGCGTGAAATGTGTATTGTTGATGCGTTGCAGATATGTGACACGGGCATACCTATCAGAAGAAAAATTTGGGGTACAAACGAAGACGATATTAATGCGTTCGTTATGCTGTTGGATGTAAGTGTGGCTTCGTATTTGCCGAGCAGATTTAGAGCAGCCGTACAGTTTGATGGGCGTAGCCGTGAATTTACAACGGAGAAACAATACCTGTTGGTTGCTCCTAACTTTATTAATGAGGTAGAAATAAATTGGCACGCTACTCCATACGTACCAACATGGAGGGACATACGGGCGAATGATTGGGTAGTGGCTTATAAAAAGAAAGATTAGTATTATGGCAGAAAAAGAAACGCAGGAGAGCATATTGCATCTCCCTATTCCGCAAGAGGCGGTAAATGTAATAGTAGAACCAGACCGTACTGAAGATGTATATTTGGTGGTAAAGCTAGGAGGTGATAACAAACGTACTGTGACATACGTGGCGGCAGCAAAAGAGAACCCTGATGAGGTGCTAAGACAGATGAAGAGTGTATTGAATAAACCAAAGGGAAGCATATTTGCAGCCATACAGCAACTCGGCAAGTTGTTTGAGAAGTACTTTGGTACAAGGGTACGAGGGGAGAATGACACGGTGGCAGATTGATGAATATTGGTATATGAGTGATGCGATTTTCATCATCTGGGGATTGGCAGGGCTAGCGTATATTCTCCTAGTGTGTCTGATAGTTTTAGCACTGTTCAATAAAAGAATGGCGGGGTGGAAAATGCTCCCTGTTCTGATAGATTGGCTGTTCGTAGTGGGAACTCTACTTGCATTTACAGGGTTCTTTGCGTGGCAGTTTATAAGGTAATCGACGGTGGATACGGGTGGTCTACGAAAATTGAAATTGTAAATTCGAGTGGGATGTCAGTAGGGGTGATTTGGACGTGATAGAGCCGAATCGCTCCTATTGATGTCTTAAAGAAAAAGGCAGGGTGGACACATCGTAATCGTCTGACAGTTAAAATTGTAGGTACTCAAAATAAAAGTAGGGGAGGGCACACAATCAGTGATGAATAATAGGGAGTAGCATAGGTATAAGGCATAGAGTAGGTAGTAAACAGGGTAATAGACGAATAGTGAGGTGTAGCGGGGGAGTGGTTGAGTACGAGTGAGGTGATTATGGGTATGGTAGAGAGTGGTTGGTTGTGTGCGAGGTGGTGGTTATATAGTGGTTCCAGGAGTTTTGAGGCGAAATTCCCGCCCGCATCAATATCCCTGAAGACCGAGGGCTGTCGTTTGGAGTAGGTGCGAAAGTATATAAGATTTAGAGTTCCTAATATCTTATATACAATTTGACGCTTATGCTCCGGGCACTTGCATCTATTTGTGAGCACCGACACGTTTATATTTAAGAAAGTGCCGCTCCCACCACGGGAGAGGGGTAACAAAACGATAGATAAGATATAAAAGTCTGGTTTAAGAAAAATCAAGATAATTCTAAGAAAAACTCCGGGCAACTCTTGTTTATTCAAGAATTATATGTACCTTTGCAGTGTTGATAAAGGTTATCAACGGTGTGGGTGGCACATTCCACTCGGTTTTAATGCTTGGTATTATGAAGGCAAGTTCAGTTTTAGTTTCCAGAGTTAAAGAAATCGTTGCTATTAACGGTGAAGTTAAACTTAATAATCCAGTAACGATTAGTTACCAAAGATACATCGGGTATAATTACACTACTAAGCAACATGAATACGTGCCGACAACGGTACAAATAAGAGAGGTGTACCGTTACGGTAAGAGAGGCGAAGTTAGACTTAGTGAGGGCTTTAATTACTGGAGACCTACTGAATTAACAGCCAAAGAATGTGAGGCAATATTGGCACAGCTCCCCAACTAGGGAGCTTTTTTTTTAAAATAAAATCTAAGAATTTCCCCGAGCACTCCTTGGATATTCAAAATAAAAGACTACTTTTGTAACATCAAAATCAATAAAACGTTTAAGACTATGTTAACGAAAGAACAGTACATCGCAAAAGAAATTGAGCTTACAGCCGCTTATGAGGCTGCCGATAAAGCCTTTGATAAGAACCCCTGCAAAGAAACAGCAACAGCACTCTCTAACAGTCGTCAGGCTTTAAAAACGTTGCGTGCCGAGGGTTATGTAGGGCGTGACCGTGAATTAAGCCGCCAACTTGCTAAGGACGTGGCACAGGTGTTTGATTATGCAGCCGGAAGAACTAACGAATTACCAACAGTATTTAAATAATAGGAGGAAACAGATATGGCAACTAGAGACGAATTAGTAGCAATGAACAGTAAGCAATTAGAAGAAATTTGTGGGTTAATACAAAAAGAGTGCCCGCTCGCAAAACAAGTACGGTACAGTTGCACCAACTTTTACCCGAACGTGTGTTTTGTAGTGGTGGACGCCTTGAACCCGCAGGACTACCCGAATGGTATTGGCGATAACAGCATTTTCTTGATGTTCCGTGTGGATTTTGAGGCAAAGACGGTGGAGTACAAGCGTAGCGGACATATCTACCTGTCAGAAAAAGATAAGCGTGAAAACCCGAAGCTCCGCTATTTGGCGATGAACAGCATGGTTGAGATAGCTACACGAGCAGGCGTGAAAAAGATGCGTAAAAGCCAATATAAAGATAACACAACAGCGGCTCACAAGATGGCTACCTACTTTAATGAGGTGATGGAAAAGGTGGTGAATTATACTGATGGCTACCCGTACAAACAGGGTGTTGAAAAATAATTTTGAGTTTTATTGATGAATTTATAGGGGCAGGTCTTGGATATTCCAGATTTTGCCCCTATATTTGTACCATCAAATTAAATCAATAACAATTAAAACTCAATTATTATGGCAGAGAAAATTTACAACTTCATTTGTGGACGGTTCGGTAGCCGCATACTAAAACCCCGTTACCGTAACGTGTGGATAAAGTTTTGGACGAGTGTTATTATAAGCCTGTTCCTATTGGTATTGTACTTCATTGTACAGGCGTGGAGCGTTGTGGTTGAGTGTTTAAACAGAGTTATTTGGAACTATTAAATTTTTAGAATTATGGCAAAAGAATTTAAAAACGGTGCACGGGTGGAGTTTCGCCCGTGGGAAACCGCTCCTGCAAAAGACAGGGTTGCGGGGGAAATTGTTGGTGGCGTGGTTGAGGGTGAATATTACATGATGCTTCCGGATTGGGCAAAACGTAAAGGAGAACTCACTAACCTTAAGAAAATTCATTGGTCACAACTTTATTCTATTTAATATGGCGGTAGTTAGTGCCTACATAGGCAAAACAAGTGAGAGTGGGCAGGCGACAATGTATAATGTCGCCTTTCGCTATAATGGGCGTGACTATTTGCAGAACGTTTGGGTTCCGAAGTCAGCCGTCTACTATTACAGGGCGAGCACCTGTAAATTGAGCGTTGATGATTGGGTACTCAAAAAGGTTGTGGAGCTAGCCGTGGCAAACCCTAATAAACCGTTCGTAGACCGAGGAGCTTTGCTGAACGGTGTAGAATGGTAGTATAATAACCAAACTAAAAATAAGAATTATGATGGTGAATTTAAACAGCGTGCCCGAGCGCACGTGGGTACGAGTAATACAAGCATGTGACGAACAGTGGGTGCATCGTTCAGCGTGTGGTCGTTACCTATTAAAAAGACAACGGGTGTACACTCCAGGACACGACTACCAAATCCACATCCGACCCCTGTTGGGTGGTGGCAGCATGGGGATGAGGAACTGTTACCTACGTGCGAACGAGGATAACTGTTGGGAGATAACCGTTTGCGACGATTTACGGCACGGACGCCTCGTAACGGTGCATACTTATCACCCGAACGCCTTAAACGTTATGTTGACCACTTTAGAGCGTGATACGACATACTTTAAGAGCCTACGTACACATGAGCCAACACCAGAGGCTCGCAGGGAACTGGAAGAACGCTTTGCGAACTATGTTATCAACGAAATCTTTGGATGACCCTCTACACGGGACTTGCAGGCATAAAATCAAAATATTTTGAAGAATTTCCGGATAAACTCTTGCACAATTCAATTGAAGTAACTACATTTGCAATGTCAAATTAATTCAATAAACAATTTAAAATTCAATAGTTATGAAAGCAACAGTAAACAATTCCGCAAATTTCGTGATTAACAACGATATGTTGAACGAAACAAAATGTCTGAAGTATGTAAGCAAACCAACTATGTTGGAAGAAATTGTTAATATACAGGTAGCACTCGCCAAGCTAAACAGCAACTACACGCCACGCCAATACACTGAAAAGAACAACAAAAAGGAACTGTTTGAGGGTTATGGACGCCTCGTTACCATTTACAAGGAGCTAAGCGAAAAGCGTGAAGCCGAAATTGCTAAGAACGTGGCAACTTGTATTAAGACGGCTGACGTATTGGCAGAGGAGGCACGTGTAAAGGCTGAGGCTGAAGCCGCTAAGAAAGCTGAAGAAGAGGCTAAACGGGCGAAAAAGGCTGCAAAGGTAGCCAAGCCAGAGGCAGAACCGAAAGCCGCTAAAAAGAACCCCAAAGAGAACGTAAACACTGATAAAAAGGCACGTCGCGGGGATGCTCAAGAACGGTTGGACAAATACACGGCTGAACTCAAAGAAAAAGAAGCCATTGCCGAACCCTCTAAAGAGGTTAAACACCGCATTGCGAGTCTGAAGCGTAAAATAGCTCGTGCCGAAAAGGCTCTGGGCAACGTAACAGTTACTAACGAATAATCTACTTGACATGGGAACAGCAACAAAGAGCCCCGAAATTGGGGCTCGTTATTATAGAGTGTACGTGTTGAACAGTGACGGAACCCGTTTTAAGACACTGGACAAGGTGTATCGCAAGTCAGCTCAAGCGGCTGCAAATAAAGCCGCCCGAATTGTAGCCGCTAACGACCGTAACATTACCGCTGAAGCATTGTTGTGTCGTGTGTACTGTATGCCGAGCGGGCGACATAGCGGTTTGTATTATGGAAAAACAGGAATTAAAAATAAGGAGAAATAGATTATGGCAAAGAAAAAGGAAAGAAAGGGTTTTACGCCCGAACTTCACGAGTTATTTGATACCCTTTATGCGAAACTTCGTGAATATGGACAGTGTTGCGCATTTATTGCTATTTGTGACAACAAAAACGAAATCACCAAACGTATTGGAATTATTGATGAGGTAACACATCAAGAAGAGGGTGGAGTTGTATTGCCTGACATAGCTATTGCGAACGCTATGGGTGGGGATAGCCCACAGGATATCGCTGGACGACACTTGGTATATAATGCGGTTCTGTCGTACTTACACGAATACCCCGATGAGATACCCGATTTTTTAATGAATTTCCAAGAAATGGTGAAAGACATACGTGAAGAAATGAATGATAATGATGATGATGATACTCCAGAGGTAGAAATTCCTATTGTTATAAACAGCAATAACAACCCGAATGGAGACTGCTAGTAGAATGCACTTAGTCACACCGCAAACAGTATGGCAGGTGACAACCGAGTTCTTTGTGGAACGGCACGTGCCGTTCCATCTGACGTTTGGAATTAACCCCGTAGGCGAGCCCGCACTGATATACACGGTCGTTGCCGACGGAGTAGTTACAGAGCAACAGCTCGCAGACCTGATATTGGAAGTCCAGGGATATTTGACCTCCTACGATGTTACACCTATAATTCATTTACAACCATGATTTACGGACTTTATTTAGCTTATAGCAAATGGGAAGTATTACCCGATGAAGAATGTGCTAACCCTACGGTTCCTCGTTACCCCGCTTCTGTTGCTCGTGTACGAGCGTATAACAACAAACGTGACCAGATAGAAGCGTATGCGAATACAATGTGCCCCGCCTCGCAGATGTTTGAGGCTGAAACTAAAGAAGAATTTGACGTCAAAGTCGCAGAATTTAAAAAGAATTTTGAGGACGAGGCGTGGCTTGCTGAAAACATTGACCCGTTCCTGTAATTATGAGAAAGATGTGGAAATATTATATCCCTATCATTGGGATAGGTATTATGTTCAGCAACTGGACAAAGTTTTCCGAAAACGACCCTACGGGTATTCATTGGGCGATGACTGCATTTTGGCAGTCTATCTGGACAACTGTTATATTAATAATTTTGCTATTTGAGCCATGAAACCAATAAAGATAATTAGAGTAAAGATGCACGCTGCAACTCGTAAAAGACGTCTAGTTAACCGTTTGATTCGCAAGGTAAACAAACTAACAGCCGAGGCGCAATATTGGCGTAACCGAGCTAAGAAGCTAACTAGCGGGGTGATAGAAGTTGAGGATGATACACCACCTACTAATAAATCGGTATGGCAGAACCCGCCTGACACTATGCGAAGAAACCTGTTGGTCTGTATGATTAATAACATATCGGGGGAAAGGCTGTATCAGGTAGTACGCAACGTGTCACTTACCCGAATTTTAATAGACGTTGCCAGCCCTGTCCCAAGATGTATTATTTCATTTGAATGGAATGGCACTATGTACGTGAGTGCCACTAAGGACGAAGACTGTAACCCAATTTATCGCCTAGAAATTTAGGTCAATTGTTAAATCTTAGGAATATCCCGGAAATATTTCCGGGAAATCTTGTTTATACAAATCACTTCCACTATATTTGCACTGTCAATCAATAAAAACTTACAATCATGAAAGATTTAACACAATTATCTGATGCTGAACTTTTAGCTTATTACAACGAAATGGAGCATTATGAAAGTTTGGATTATAAAATGGATGGAAGCGGTGAACTTGGTGGTGTAATTGCCAAAACATGGAAGCCTGTTTGGGAAGCCTTTGAAGCCGAATTTGCGAAAAGAGAAATTTGTTTAAACACATCTGAAATACCTTGTTAATTATGAAGATAACGGATATTACCTTAGAAATACGTACCGAGGACGGTCAGAGTCATTTAGTAGTCTTTGACAAATGGGATTTCGCTCCTGACGGTGCGGTGGTGCTAGCTGGACAACTCGTACGTGAGAAGTGGCGTGCCATATTTGGCGACAGCAGTCAATTACAGGACGGACAGATACGCTCTGTCATGGATTGTAGTGCGTTGGTGCGTTTTTACTATAATGACGCTATGCGAACAGCCGCTATCACGCATATCACGAACAAGGCGTTTCGCATTATTAACAACGATTTGGGTGTGACATGGATACCGAAGAACATACTACGTTGGAGCCGAGTAGCGCAACAGTTCGTAGTCGTGGATGAAACCTATAAGCCGGACTTCACGATGGTAGTGGCAGAGGGTATGGACGAATATCCAACCGAGTTTGATGCTCACGATGAACTTATTGACGCATTGGACACGCCCGTAACAATACCAACAGATGATAATATTACTAACGATAATGAGGAGAACCAATTATGAGAACAAGAATTTTGATAGGTCTGTTTACAGTCCTGATGCTTGGTGCAAGTTGTACCACGGCACAAAACAGTAAGGAAACGTTTTACGACAAAGTGCTGTCCCTAAATTTGGACGATGAAATGTTGCGTGATGACGGGACAACTCTTAAGATTACCGAACTCGCACCCCAACAGTTTAGGTTAAGAGCGTGCAAGGGTGACGACCTTATATTTGTTGCATGGGTGGAATTACGAGCCGTAGAGAACACCGTGAATAACAGGGTGTTTAGAAATAAATTTGGTATGCTCGGCACTTATACCGCTCCAGTAGTTTATGTCTACACAGGCGAAGCCGTGCAATTTGACCGCAAGGATAAAAGCGTAGCGACCACGATTATAACTTCTACACGGCTGGAGAACTACGTAGCCCGAAAGACGGTAAATATAGAACAGCAAGACGGATGCGGCAACTGCATTTTCGTTGACAACCGCCCGTTTAACCATCCAGAAGAGAAAGGTCAGGTTTCCTATTTATTCCCTCTAAATCAGTAGAGTTATGTGGATATTACTGAATAACCAACCCGTGTGCGTCTTTAACATTAAAAACGTAACAGGGATAATGAATATAACCCCTGAGGTATTTTACTATGACACTAGGGTTTCGAGTGGAGGCACAGTGTCATACATATATTCTGATGCTTATAAATTATATCGGCAAAGAATAAAACAAACGCTGTCACTAATAACAGAAGAAGACCACAATAATCCTAAAGACAGCCCAGCAGTTAAGGCGTATGAAAAAGCGTTAATGGGTACTAAACACGTATTTGGATGGTATTTTAAAATCCAACTAGACGGTGGAACAACATTGTATTCCTCTTTATATCCGAGTGAGGAATACGCTGCACAAATAAGAGATAGCCTGTTGCAGACTATTAATAAAGTCACGGCTGAATTGCCTAAAATAACGATATAACTCATGGGAATACGATTTTACTCTTTCTATCCTGGAAGAGCCAACAGGTTACGTTTCAAGAAACGTTTAGGAATTGTTTGGTGGGTGACGTGGCGCATGGTTGTTCTTGCTTCATTTGTCATCCTAATCAATAAGACGTGTATTGGAACGCAATGTAGCAAACCAATAGTTACCCCGACTGACAGTACGAACGTCGCTACAACGCTCCAAGATAGCGTGTACGGGGCGATATACGCTTTGCGAATACAGCATCCAGATATTGTGATGGCACAGTGTATTGAAGAAAGCGGGCACTTTACGAGCCGTCTATTCGTAGACGGACATAACTGCACCGGAATGAAAGTACCCTCTACTCGCCCGACGCTTGCTGTTGGGGTACTGTACGGGCACGCCTGTTTCAATAGTTGGTACGAATGTCTTGTGGATTATGCACTTTGGCAGACAGCATTTGCCCGCAACCTGTCACGTGACGAATACTTCGCCTATTTAGACAGAGTTTATGCAGAGAAGAAAAATTACTCACAACGTATAAAAGCCATAATTAAAACCAACGGATTATGAATTTAGAAGAAATTAAGAAACTGTACGAAGAGTGCGAACAGAACGTGGACGCTCTTGCTTTTGAAATGGCTATTCCCGTAGCCGAGTTATTGGCACGGGGCGAAAATGAAGCCGCTGACAAACTTGACAAGGAGAACCGAGCTAACTTGGAAGACTTTATGCGAAACCATGTTGGCGGCTTATGTGACGCAGACGTGGAAGAAGTACTGGAAGAATATGCGTATAACACTTTAAAATAGATAGATTATGGATGAAGCTGAAAAATTTTTGTGGGAAGAGATAGCACAACTCCCCGAACATAAAAGAGCATTTGACACTGACGTGTTTAATGCTATTATTACAGCGATGAAACGTTATGCCGCTGAAAAGTGCGATGAGTTAAAGCAAGATATTGCAGAGTTTTACAGTGATGAATGTAGATAGTTATGTCAATGATAAATGATGGTGAATGTCGTGCGTGTGGCTGCATGGACGAAGAGGCGTGCGCACGTTGCCAACAGGCAAAGAACAAAGAGGATGTACGGGAAATGCAAAAAGGATGCGCCTATTTGGGTTGTTTCGTATTTATTGGTGTAATAATTGGAATATTGCTTGCATTGTTTATGATACTACCTGTACCTAATTAAAGAAACCGGATAAGACACGTGATATCACGTATATTATAACCAAAGTTCTATTTTTATTAATTAAATTAAAAACGAAAATGAGAAAATCAGAATTTATTAAGGCTTTAGCCGAAAACAGTGGTTTGAGCCAAAGAGATTGCGAAAAGGTGGTGGATGCGATGACCCCTGTTATTGTTACCGAATGTGTTGAAAACGGTGGTGAAATCAGCCTGCCATTCGGTAAATTCAAACAGAAAATCAACCCTGCGAAAGTTGGTAACAACCCGTTAACTAACAAACCGCTTGACATCCCGGAAAGTCATACACTTGGCTTCAAGCCGTCAAAGACAATTAAGGTTGTCATTGAACCGAAGAAAGCCGCTAAAAAGAAATAGTATTGTGTTTACATAATACAATTATTTTCATATTTTTATATTCTTAATTTAATTGTTGCCATCTAAAAGTGCGTGAGCATAAGTAGGGTGTTTAATGTTGAAATCATATTTTCGGAGCCGTTGCCCGTGAGGGTTGCGGCTTTTATTTTGAATTTATGTAAAGAATTTCCCGAGTGTTTCCTTGGATATTCCATAAGAACCCGTACATTTGCGTAGTCAATTAAATAAACAACGTCATGAAAGGTAACAGGTACTACGCAAATTTGGACTTTAGCAAACCAATTGGAACTCACCGTTGGGTTGATAACATTAAGTCACGTCGGCAGCTTGCAAAAGTGGCTTTGGTAGCAATGGCTCGCATTCAACAAGCCGAACAGGGAACAATTACTTGTCCCTACGAATTAGCTAGCTCATCCATGAAAGACGGACGCACGCTAATACAAACCATTTACGAGGATGGCTATGTAATGTACAACGATGGATGGTTTATTGTTGAATGTGAGGAAGACGGTTGTTTATATGTTGATGTAACGGGTTTTGCAATGAGAGAAAACCCTGACTACGAAAATATGGAATATATAATGGATGCAGCCTGTAAGGAAGCGCATGAGGCTTATTTGGCTGATTTAAACGAATAATGATATGGACTACAAAGAATTTAGAGCTGAAATGGAAGACTTGGAAGAACAGTACAAGTTGGAAAAGAAACGCATTTTAACCGAGTACGTAATGTCGTGGTGTCCCTATAAAGTTGGGGACTTAGTACGTGACCACATTGGATACGTAAAAATTCTAAGCATCCACCCTATTATCGGCATCTGCAATAAAGTGGATATAATGATGAAAGGTGTGGAATATACCGTTAAGAAAGAACCTAAAAAGAACGGAGTAACTCGTCAGATTTATCACAGTAATATTGAAAGTTATGAGGAAAACACCAAGAAAGAAAACCGCAAGTAAGCCCCAGACAGTTTCTGACAGCGGGCAACCGTGCATTATCTATTCTCCCACAAAAGTAAAAACGGCTACTCATGGAGATTTTTGCCGTAGGTGGTTTGGTGTGGTAGATATGAGCGATGCGATAGGAAAGCATTACGCTCCTATATTGAGCACTCACGGAGAACATTTTGAGTTTCGTATCGCAAGATTTTACAATTTTAGGGACATTAAAACGGAGGAACCCCGTACGATAGTGCGATGCTTGGAAACGGGGGAAGTCTGGATACTCAAACCTAATTGGGCACAATCTTTGACTAGGACTGATGAAGATACCAAACAAACCATCGTTCTTATTCCGCAGCCTGTTAAAAACTACCGCCAGATATTGGACTTTATGAAACTATTTTACAGTGACGGAGAAACGATGAAACGTTTAATTAGTATCGGGAGAATTAAAGAGATACTGAAATAATACCAAAGATTATGGAAAAAGAATTAAAAACACTGTTGCGCAAGTTGGCAGCCGAATATGAAACAAAAGATTTCATAAACGATGACCCCGTGCGCTTTGTTCACGCCTATGCTGACAAACAGGATATGGAAATCGTAGGGTTCATCGCTTCTTGGTTGGCGTATGGCAATCGCAAGGTTATTGTTTCCACTATACAGGCACTCATCAATGAAATGAACTACCTGTCATCGGGTAGCCCGTTCGTCTTTATAGTGGAACGCAGGTGGGAACAGATGGAGCACCTAAAAGATGCCGTTCTGTACCGCTTCTACAAATGGGGTGATTTCTACGACTTGTGTGAACGCCTGTATGACATTTACCAGAACTACACCACTATGGAACAGGCAGTTTGCAAACAGTACGACGAAATTAAGAACCCTGATTGGGTACAATCAGTGCTTAACTTGTTTCCAGGAGTTAAAGGCGTGCCCAAAGATACGAAGAGTGCCTGTAAGCGGGTTTGTATGTTCATGCGTTGGATGGTGCGGTGGGGCAGCGATGTTGACCTCGGTATATGGTCTTTCATTCCTACTAGCAAACTAATCGTACCACTAGACACTCACGTCGCTCGTATGGCTCGTCAATTGGGTCTTATTACCGTAAAAGGCAATAACATGAGAGCAGCGTACCAATTAACACAGCAATGTCGTCTAGCGTTCCCAAACGACCCCGCAAAAGCTGACTTCGCATTATTCGGATATGGTATAACACATAAATAATATGGAAATAAATGTAAAAGTTTTATCCTATGAGGATAGAGTGCAACTACTAAAACAGTTGATTGACAGTTTCACAGACGTAAAGGTTACGGCTCGTTGTTGTGAGTATGAGTATATCACCTCTGAAGACATTGACGCTGTTGGGGAAAATTCCGTTGAAATAATAACAAACATTTTTACTGGATGAAAGACATGAATTGTACTAACGAAACTATATTCTTGATTATCGCCCTGTTATTTGCAGGCGTGTTTATTGTATTGAGACACCTGTACGCAGAACGTCACCCTCGGTGCATACATTGCGGCAAACGTAGCCGTCGCAAGAATTGGCGACCTGTAAACTATTACAAGAGTAAAAATTCCGGGCATCACATTTGTCCAAAGTGTAACCGCATCAGCAAAATTGAATTTTAGTATGCTTAAAGCTCACAAATTTCACGTAAAATTCACCGTGCATACCATTATGTCAGAGGGCGGTGATGTAACCATGGAAGAGGATTACACACTCTCCTATCGTACGGAAGAATGGGAACCGGAAAGCCCTAACAATCTAAAGTTCTCTAAAACGCACATTCAGGGCGCAACGGGTATAATTGCTAAGGATTTGGGCGTTCATCGCTCACAGATAAGAATAACCGACATTTACAAAGTACATAACAGCTTAATAATAGAGGAATGAAAAGGTTATTGAAATTAATGTTTGGGGATTGGGCTGAAATAAAGCTCGTTCTTTTCGTAGCTATTATTTTATTTATATTGGCTTTAATTTTGGTATGATTATGAACGATGAACTATTAAAGATGCTACCTATGTCAGAAATTGATGCTGACATTCACAGTTCGGTTCCGGGTTATTGGCAACAAACTAAGCGTCCAAGTATTTGGAGTGCGTGGAAGCAAGGGGCACAATGGGAACGTAACAGAGCTAAGAAAGAGGGTGGCTGGATATCAGTAAAGGAAAGCCCGCCTACGACTGACGGTTTGTATTTTACAAAGGGCGGATTGAGAAAGTACAATATTATGTACTTTCGTGATGGCAAGTTTTTCACGCACCGTCACAGTGACACCTACGATAGTGGAATTGAATTTTATAAACCCGTAGAAAATTAATAATTATGGACAAGAAACAAAGAAAAGCAAATCAGAAACTGCAACAGGCGCAGAACTTTGCGGAAAATTTACGAGCGAATCAGAATTTACCTTTAGAGGAAAAGGCACTTAGAACTAAAGTTATCAGCCCCGAAATAGGCAAACACTTGAAATTCGCTATTTTAAAAGAAAATATTTACTTTGATTCCTATTGGGCTCTCCCGACAAAGCGTAGAAACCTACCGTCTTTAAGCGGAAATATCGCCCCATTTATGCGTAAAGGGACTCTTGTGAGTTATGAGCATATCATCAATGATGAATATGTTTTTACGGACAGTAACCACAACATTATCATCGGGAAATGTTGGCAGGCTAAAACCGTAATATCCGAAACCACTTTAACACCGCAGCCATGACAAGAACAGAAAGAAATTTACACATGGGTTCACCCACAAAAGATACACCCACCGGAACGTTGACTTATAGTGAGGCTTATGCACTTGCTCAAAAGGGCGCAAAGATAACTCACCGTTTTATGGCAGCTAACGAATGGATGACCGTATTGCCGAATGGGCGCATTTGTTTTGAGGACGGATGTGAACAAACTGTTGTGGAGTTTTGGGCGGTGCGTCGTGGTCAAACAGGATGGACAGACGGTTGGAGCGTATTTAACGAAGCCAAATAGTGAGGAAAGTGCACGCTTCACTATAAGGGTGAATTATTAATAACTAAATTTTAGTAAAATGAAGAAAGACTTTATTACAGTCCTTCCCGATTCGGGGGGGGGGCGACGCACAGGTTCAAGTAACCGCTGACGTCAACCCGAGTTTTGCAAGTCGCGAAACCACTATCAATTTTAATGCCAACGGGCAAGTCATGAAGAGCGTTAAGGCTGTTCAGGACGGTATGCCGTTTATTGTTCAAATGGGAATGGGATGTACAGGGGGTAAAAATTTACAAATAAGAGAATTTGGTTTAACTGGAAGAAATTCTTCTTTCCCTCCAGTTATTCAGGGGCGTCTTTTAGGAGGTGTAAATAAAACTCCGGCAAATTATACTTTCTTCCCATCTGTTGGAGCGTTGGTATCCTTTTTCACTGATACTTCTGACGATTTAATTATTGATTTTCAATGGATGAACGGTTCTGGAACCGTCTTAAGTAGTTGGTACACTACCATTCCATTTGATAATGAGGACGGTGAAGATTGGCGAAACTATGCCGAAGAAATTGAAGCTAGTAATACCTCCCCTGATTCGGATGCTACCAGATTAGAAATAAGGATTGGAGTTGGACGTGGTGATATCGGAATTGACGAAGACCAAGTTTGGGTAAGGTATCACTTCGACCTTACTTAAATCAGATTTTCCCGGAAGAAATTCCGGGATTTTCTTTGATATATCAATTAGTCTGCCTACATTTGCAGTGTCAATCAAGTTAATCACATTAAAACTCAAATGTTATGGCAAACTTGCAAGAATTTCATTTTAGTACAGGCGTTAAGCCTTATAGTCACGTTCCAGCCGTTCCAGTAGGAAAACATGAATTTGTTGACGGCAACGGTGTAAAGATAATTCGCTTCTATTGTGAAGATGTACCACAGGGCGCACAGTTTCAGTTCGCTTCGCCTTATCCCAACTGCAAAGAAGCCGCTTATGAACATTGGATTGTTCGTGAAATTGTTGATGGTGGTTTAGCCTCTAAATATGCTTACTTTTATTTGCCAACGTTATGAAGAATACTGTAAAAATTCGCATTACAAAAATGGAATATAAACGTAACTGTGAAAACTTTTGTAATACGGTTTTAATGTTACGTAAAGCCCGCAATATAGGTGATGAAGAAACGGTTAATCATTACGTATTAAGCCGATTAAACAGCCAGAAAGGGGACAAATTTGATTTTGAAATTCTTTAATACTAAATAATCATGAAAGCCATTGTAGAAAACCCGCTTTTGGATATGCGTGCCTACGCAGCTAGTTTATTCGTTGAAATTCTTAACGAAATAACTGCCTGTAAAAACGAAGAAGAATTACGTCGCTGTATAAGATTATTAGAAAAACGCCACAAATATGATAAACCAGAATTATCATGGTATTTCAAATGGGGGTTTGGTCATAATCATTTTTGGGTGAGCGACCTTAACGGAGTGCGTCTGATATTTGTGGAGTTTTAAGAAACTCCACTACTTATGCGTATATTTCACAAAATTTATTAACTTCCTAAAATAAAGAAAGATGGATTTAAAAGACAAAAGAATTGTATTTGTAGGGCTGGACGATGTGCTTATTAAAACACATTCTAACAAAGAAAAGCCCGTGGGCGTATGGGACATGGAATTCAACCTGAATGTGTTGGAAAAGCTGAAACAACTCAACCCGATTGCTATCTTTGTTGTAAGCAACCAACCGGACATTCCTACCAAATTACACCCGTCACTGTTCCAAGCGAAGTTCGTGTATGTTATTGCAGCACTTCAGGAATACATTGGTATGACGGTTTTCCCCGCTGGACAGTATGCGCCTGAAATGCCAGAAGGCGAAGCTCCTATCGCTATGCCGAATCCAACTATGTTGCTGACAATGTTTAATGAGTTCCTAGCAACGTCTCGTATGGAGCTTAAAAGAGAGGATTGCGTAGTGATTGGTACGGGTGAAGAGTATGCAGGTGCGGCTCAAGCCTTTGGGTGCGATTATTTGGACGTGGCACATTTATTGGAAGAAGATTTGGGCGAGCCTCTATTCAAGCTCGTATGGAATTTGCCGTCCTACGATTTGGTAATTGACCCCGAAAATCAAGCCATTCTGGAAAATCTACCGTGGGAATTTGCGGTTCACCGTGCGGAACAGATTAACAAGCTGCCATTTAAACAAGCGGATGTTCTTGTTGTTACTCAAAAATGGGTTGCTCCAAAACCTATGGAACACAAAGAATTTAAAGTAGATGCTCGCAAGCTGTCAAAGGGGGCTCAACGAAAAGTTGCGATGCAAATCAAGAAAGGAGGAAAGAAGTAATGGCTATAATTAACGTAGAACTCCGCATGATGATTGCCGAACGTTTGGCAAACGATAATTACCGTCAAGAAATTCTTGATGTGCGGGAATCATTACGATTGCACTTGCTAACTTATCTGAAGACAAACAAGATTCCTAAAATGGTGTTGGATGCCTTTGAAAAGTACCCAGATTTCTTTAGAACGGTTGACTGCATTTACATACAGTCCTATAACTTTAAGGAGTATTTGCCCGCTGAATGGGGAAGCCGTACTTTTTATGAGGAAATTAACTTACAAGAAAATATTCCTTTTGAGGAAGAAAACACGGTCAAGTTAATTAAATCCATTCCTAAAAACAACTATATCCATGAATTAATACGCAAGTATTACAAATTGGAAATGGACAGGTACTTCATGGAAAAGCGTTTGAAATGTATTATGCAGACAAAACGCTTTACTGAAAAGACGCTGGAACAGGAATTTCCGGAAGCCTACAAAGTGTATTTGGATATTACAACTTCTGATGCTTACGACAGTGCCAAAGTTCCCAACGGAGCGACCGCTACCCTCTGCGACAATATTGAAAATATTCGTGCCCAACTAAAAACGAACAGAAATGTTGAAGAAAAGATACAAGCCAAGTCGGCTGAATAAATGGTACACTAAACACTTCGTTCTGACCCCGTGTATGCGGGGCGTTGAAGTGTCAGAAACGGTTGTTGTATGGTGGTGCTTTCTAGCTTCTATTTACAACAGTAAATTTCTTTCCATATTTGTTTCTCCTTTGGGGAAAGTACTTATCAAAGTACAAAAGGAAGGAGATGAAGGATTTGCGTTTTATGCGAACGCTGATATTATGTGGCTTCGTGAAAATGGTGTCACAATAGCGACTTATAAACAAATCAACGGAATTATTTACGAAATTACGTATGATACTCCACCCGATGAATAACAATTAAATATCAACGATTATGCTAATTTATTTGAATGGAATACCCCTGCAAGGTAATTCAAAAACACAACGGGTTCAATCCGCATTACCTTTGTCACGTATTGTTGAAGTGACGGAAGTGGAACAAGTGCCTAGATTTGATAACAAATGGGTGTTTAGTATTCGTCTTGATGATGGGCAAGTTATATGCTCTGAACCTTGCGAAATTCAGCAAGAAGCTGAAATGCACCAATTGTCCACAGTAAGTCAAATTAATGCTTTAGAGGTCTACGAGCACCGTTTAAAATGTGATTTGCCCGTGTCAAACATTACTTGTCATTATGTGGACGTTGCTAAAAAACAATTGATACAATTTTCGTTAGACCCGTTGTATCCAGTATTCACTATTAAAATTTAATTTCATGGAAATAGTTAAATATGTCATAGCCTACAAGTTTTTGCTCGGAGAATTGCCAAGATATATAGTGCAATCCATAAACATTGACGAAAGTCTTGATGCTGATTTTATGCACCGCCTTTGTGAATCATTGGTAAAAGGACGAGAAGTGGCAGACACAAGACACTTCGGCAAGCCTTATATTATTGGGGCTTTCACTAACAATCCAAAATTTCCTAACTTTTGCTTTGCATGTAACACAAACGCTGATTTGAGTATATGCCGCACTTGTAAAATGAAGAAACAGGCGTTACAGGCTTTAAAAGAACAAGAAACCCTTGATAATTTAGGTCAAGAAAACCAAAGTTTTGACCCGAATAATACGCCTAAAGAAAGAATGAAAGAGCCGTATTATTGCTTCACCTACGAAGGAACATTTATGAAGATGTCAGAAAATGGTGACAATCCTCCTATCAGCAAGCTAATATTGAAATTTTACGAAAAGAAGCCTCTTGTTCTTAACGAATGGTTGCAGAACAAATTCAAGGAAGAATTTGAAAAACAACAAAAAGAATTCGGCTGGAGCTTGGTAGGTTTGACCCTCGTTAATGTTGAGCCAACAGGCAGTTATTCTGACCCCTCGTGTTTCCACCCTAACGAACCTTACAGAATGTATTGGGTACGTGTGCAGGATATGTCTCAGAAAGAGGGCGGTGTAAACTGGATTCCAGGATTTGAACAGAACGGTAAAATGTGGAGTGTTATCGGTGAATTACTTGACCCCGACAGCCCAGATGACACCCGTCCTTTTAAGGATTCACCTTTTGAAGATTACGTAGTAGTCCGTAAACCTGGAAATTAGCCCTCTATTGCCATTTTATATTGAGCACCGGACAATTGCTTCGGTGCTCTTTTTATTTGCCTGTATAGACGCTTAAAATGCGTTATGCTTTGTGGAACTTCTTTTGTGTTGACTGATGAAAATTGCGTATATTTACACACTCTTAAAAATGCGTAGAAGAGTTAGTATTAACTTAAAATTATCAAATCATGTACAAAGACTTTGTAAATGTAACCCCTGAAAGCGGTGGCGCAGGCACTACTCCGATAGCTGTTGCCGCTGATGAAAACGAAGGAGCTGCACGCAGCACTTCACTCAATATTGCGGGTGGCGGTGTGACACGAACTGTCTCTATCACTCAAAAGAAAATGCTTGTGGAAAACCAAATTGAAGTTAAATATTGGTTAGACGCAGCAACTAGCGGGACAGGCAAGTCAATTTATTTGGAAGCCTATGCAAACAATGATGTAGCAAGCAACCTGAAAATTAACTTTAGCATTGACCAACAGGGACCGACAGGCGAATGGGAAACCAACACTCCAGTAGAAATACTGATAAATACTGGAGATAACGCTTCCACAACTTATGAAATTCCATATTATGATTACGGATGGCGTTTTCATGAAGAAGTGGCTACTATTACCCCTTCTCAAGATGAAGATTTTATTTATGATTTTGCAGGATTCATTGAAGAATTTAGGGCTCCAGAAATTGGTATCTGGAAAATAAACACGCTTGCAGGAGAACCAAATGGAGGAGAAGCAACAAACCCATCAGCCGTTTATCAAGTTTCTTCAAACGCTGACTTCAAAAAAGTTTTGACTTTTGCTTCTTTGGGTGGAGTTACTTTTTATGATGAAAGCGGTTCAGCAAGTATGACACTTACTTGGTTACAAATTCAATATTCAGATGAAATTGGGCAAAAGCCATACGCTATTTCTGTTCGGGGTGGCTTTACAGGAGTATCAGAATTAAACACTATGCTTTGGAGTGGTAAATTCCAAAATGGAGTTATTAATGCAACTTATCAAGCCCAATTTAAAATAGATGGCGTTATTCGCAATTTTAAATGGCGAATTCAAGGAGCACACATTTAACGTATAAATAACGGGGAACTCCGGTTCCCCTATTGTTTCACTTAATAATTATAATTATGAAGAAAGATTTTGTAACAATTACCCCAGATACGGGGGGGGGGCTCGGCTACTCCACAAGTAACCGCTGAACCCAATGTGACAGCACAGTCACGCTCAACAACTCTCAATTTTGATGCCAACGGAAAACAGCTTAAATCCGTTCAAGTCAATCAACTCGGTATTCCATGGTTCATAAATGTGTGCACCGCCATTCAGGGTGAAATAACCGAACCCAATACAAACGTCGGTCACTCGTTAAAAGAGGTGGACTTTTCTCCTAGTGGAGACGGTGGCAGTATGCAAAATATTCCATTCTTTCAGTATGATTTTGAAATAAATAATTTCAATTATACTAATAAGACAGCTTGGTATTTAGCTCTGGAAGCTAATATATTGGGCACTTTGATTGATACCACTACGGAGTATTTAATTTTGGAATGGGATTTAGGCAAAGGAGATGGATGGGAACGAATGGAATTTATGTGGGAAAATACCTTTGAGGGCTATCAATATTGGCGCAATACGACACCCAACGTTTACCCCAATGAATATCCGACAGTTAAAACTGTCCAAATGCGAGTTGGAATTGGTGATAATACTGACCCAGAGCCTATTCATACTTATCTTGCTCAATTTACAGTAAATATCGTATTAAGCCCCCGACCCTAGCGTAGCCGACATGATTTGATTACGCATTTGGATAAGCCGGAAAATTTTCCGGCTTTTTCTTTGTTAATCCAATTAATCTGCCTATCTTTGGGGCGTCAAATTAAAAATGGATTTAGTTATGGAAGTACAAGTAGTTAAAACAACAGTAAAAGCCGCAGCTGGAGTTAAAGAAACGAATTATGCTGCAATTATAAACAAGTATTGTAGACAAATCGGTTTCATTACTGATGATGGTATTTATTTAGAACTTTATGACCAAAACCTAAGAGGTTTTGGTATAGGTAGTTTTCAGAAAATAGATACAGGAGATGCCAAACCGTTTAGATGGTTATGCAAAATAGTAGAAGATAATTGGGACGCTATGTACGACCGCTATACTTTGGCGATAAAAGGATAAGGAAAGATATTTAGATATACGTATAATAGACGTTGACATAACATTATCTTATTATTTAAGCGAAACACCTTTTAAGTTTATCCAGAAGCGTCTGGAGTTAGCAAGATGAAACCCGTGAGGGCGAATATTGTCGTAGTAACAAGAGTTTTAAAGATTATGTTTATTGATTGGCACGGGGCGGAGAATATTCTCCGCCCTTGCTTTTTCAAAGAAATTGATTTACCTTTGTATTTTAAACAACCAAAACGATGAGACCTTTAGTGATAGTTGGAACCTGCAAAGAATTGCATAAGTGCGCTCGGTTGCTTGACAGGTTTGGATATATACCTGTCAATTGCCGGATACCTACGTGTGACAATCACGATGGGGGCTTTATTATACTCAATCGTGAAGGAGAGTTTAGGTTCTCAACATGCAATTTGTACGCAAATTTGGACTGCATGGTAACAGCCTCTGACTTCCTAAAGAATTACGGGGGTTTAGGAATACGCAGCCCGTACAGCCTAAAGAACGTCTATTTTGCCTGCACACTTGGTTTGTTGGTTATGGGTATGGAAGGAAGCCTTCCTGTCGGTAGAATGTGGCTATTGGCTTTCTTTGCTATCAATATACCACTACATTTTAAAACGATTAAAACATGGTTTACACATGGGAAAGAAAGAAGATTTGGAAAGAGAAGAGCAAAAGCTGATAAAGATTAAGTTATTGCTCGTAAAGGATTTTGAAGAACTGGATAAGGGGGAGTTACAAGTATTGCGTAACTACACCCGTGAAGTGTACCACATTGCGGGTGAAATAAAATTGGGAGTAGATGAGTTGCTTAATGCTTATTTAATCTTTAAACGCAAGTTTATCACCACTTTGGAAACTGTTGCGGTATGTCCTTATCCGATGATAGAAGCGGGCGGGAGCTTCGTAGTCGCACAAACTACGTATGCCCCAATAGCTGTTACGACATTTGACGGAGTTTTTAGCTCTTATAAGGAAACTTTTACTATTAACGGATGGCAAAGTTTACCCGTGCTCACAGTGTTCTATTTTGACGACCGTACCGAGGTGTGTTGCCTTGCTCCTAATGGACATTTTTGCCGGATAACGAGTAAGATTTTGCAGTTTGATATATAATGCGTATATTTGTTGCATCAGTCATGAATGAATAGAGTTAGTAAATTGGTGTTTGAAGGCGAGCCGCTTTAGGTAGTGATACTAGAGGCGGCTCTTTTATTTAGTACCATAAAAGAAGCCCGTTTCACAACGGGCTTTCTTCGTAATAATCCATGATTATGGAAATAAAGGAATTATTATAAGAGATATTGTATATTAATTTCTAGGCTTTACGCCTTTCTTTTCAAGAAGTTCTTTATATTCATCAACTGGAAAATACATTCGTCCAAACTTTTCAGCCCACTTTTCAGGATAAATAGTAACGTACTTGTCATGGTCGTGAATAGTGGCACAGGCGATGATACTTGGTAGTCCAATAATTAGCAAGTAGAGCCACCCTGACCAACGGGAATTAATGTGATGCCCGTATTCGTGGCTAGCCGTGTCCAATCTGTTGTAAGCCACTTCACTAATGAGAATAAAGTAACCGAGTGTGACGCTACTCGTACCGCCCTTTTTAAAGTAAAAAGCACCCCCGCAGTACCCAATGTACCGCCAACGTGTGAAAATGGCTAATAGAAGCCCTAAGAGGCTTTGTGGCAGCATCCAAACGATGAGCAACAGGTGCACCAACACACAAGTAAGTTTCCCTTTCGGGTTAAACAGTGGAAAATCATCCTTTGTGACATCCACGCAAAAATTTTCATTCTGGGCGGTTTTGAAATCTTCGTTACCGCTCGCAGTCTTGGTTTGTAGTTTTTCTTTCATAAGCCAATAATTTTCGGCAAATTTACAAATTATTTTTCTCAATAAAATCCTCTACTTCACTGTCAGTAGCGGGTCTAATCTTTAGGATATTCAGGTTATCCAAGTCAGATTGTAAAATAGGAAAAGGCAACCGAGTCCGTCCTGACGGAGTAATATACCACCTGTTTTCGTCATCTCGCAAAAGGATGGTATCTGGTGTATCTTCGTCTACAAAGATTTCATCCGTGTAGGCTAACATCATTTCTGACCAATCCTTTTCTAGTCCTTCTTTTGGTGCTCGGTTCAGCCCTGTTCCACTGCCTAGTCTGGGGTTAAGGAAATCTTCTTTGGTTGGTGCAGGTGTTCCACTACCTTGCAAACCTGTTAGGAGAGTGGTGGTGTGATGTTGTGCGTTTTCCGCAGTAAGACGGGTCACTTCTGCCACCAATTGCTCTTCCCTGATAGCGTAGTCATTCACTTCACGTTGGAGCTCCCTGATTTGTTTGTCCTTAACGAATATCTGTTTTTGTAGGCGGTCAATTTCCGCTTCCAAATTTAATTTCTGCAATATTTTTTCCTTTTCTGGCATAATCTTTTTGGATTGTTACAGAGCTTATACGTTGTCGGGGTTTATCTTTCCAAGACTTTTAGGAATCACCGCTGAGGATTTTTGTCGTAAGGGGGCTCCAGGGGTTTCTTTTTGTTTTATATTAGCAATGAATGAGTTATTACATAGTAATAACGAAATGAATTAATAATATAAAACAATTGATAATCAATGATAATCAACTACTTCACGCACGTGTGAGGCTCTTCCCAACCCCTTGTGCACGTGCATGTGAGGGGCGTGCATGGACATGAGGACTGGACAGATAGGAAATATGGACTGACACCACGATGATGCGTATAAGGGTCAAAAGCCAATTGGGAGCGTCACATCTGTGGCACTATCGGCTCCGGTAACTAGGCTCATGCAGATATTGACTTCAGGTTTATCTCACATTTGTCTTGTTTGAATTTTTAAGATTTGTTTTTATTTGACATTGATTGGGGCAGGGGGCGCACAGCCCCCAACTCTTGCCCGTTTCCCACCTAATTAGACAGGACGTTTAGGAATTACCCAAATTTTATGTATCTTTACACCGATTAAATTGTTTTGAACTAAAACTTTAAAGATATGAAAACAGTTTCACAAAAAGTAGAGGGTTTCCTTTATAAAACAGCTTTAGCAAATCCGGGAGGCATCCCAGTTCCGGTGTCTATCCAAAGAGCTTTTGCGGTGGGTGTTCCAACAGAAGATGTAACCGCTCAAAGTTTCGAGCCTGACACAATGCAACAGCCGGAAGGATTTTTGATAATCCCGTTAAAAGCGGGTACGGTGAAAGTGCATTTGGTTGGAGCTTCCACTTTTGAGGACTACACAATTAGTGAAGCAGAAATTTCTGCTTGGATTGGAAAACCAACTCCTTATCTGGTTGACAAAGTGTACAAAGATGGGACAACAGCCGAATTGAATATTGGATGGTAAAATTAAAATAAGACAAGTATGGAAAAGAAAATTTCTTTGGCTACATTTGAACAAGTAGCCGCAGATAATGGTTATGAAGTGTTTACCGCTGAAGAGGTAGCCGCATATTACAAAGATGGCTTGCAGAAAAGCATGAAGAATGAATTAACTTCTGATGAAAAGGAGTTGTTTGCGGCTGACATTGCTTTCTTACAAAAAGCCGTTTGTGTTGATGAGAATGGTAAAGAGGTGACACGTTATTTCCGTCCGGAACAGGTTAACTGGGAAAAGACAGAAGATGGCGTGTTGTTGAAAGGTATTGCCGGAGTTTTTGCTGATACTCCTACTAACAGAAAATTGAATCGTGTTGGAGAGGCTTTTGTGCCTTCACCGGATTTTATGAAGTCCTTGGAAAGCGAGGAAATTAACGAAGACATTATTAAAGCCATGAGAACAGGGCGTTACGCTGATACTCCTGAAAATCGTCGCTTACACCGTGTCGGTCAGCCCTATGCAAAGCGTGAGGGTAAAGGTACAGAAGAAACCGACAAAGAAAAGAAGCGTATTGGTGACACAAAAGCCGAAATTGAGAAGCTGGATGCCAAGTATGGTAAAGTATATACCGCTCTTGGAAAACGCAAACAAGAGGCTTTAGAGAGGGGCGATAAGGCAGAGGCAAAACGTATGTCGGAAGCCATTACCAGAATGGAAAATGAACACGATGCCGAAGTAGCTAAACTTAAAGAAAAAGAGGGTGGTGAAAAAGGTGACGAAAAACTACACGTAAAAGCCGACGAACGTAAAGGTGGCGAAAAGGGTGATAAAAAGCTACATGAGGAAGCTGAAAAGAAAAAGAAAGAGCCCAATCCGGGTTCCAAGAAAAATCCTTTGAAGATAGACAGCATTAAGGATATTCACAAAGATGCAGCCTATCAGAAAATTACCATTGACGGTCACGAAGCTACTATTGTGAACCGTGGCACATACGACGAAGATACTCACAAGCCGATATATTATGTTGAAGCAGGCAGTCAGACGCACGCATATACAGGCTTGGACATGCTGAAAGAAAAGATTGAGGAATTTGTGCGTGTTGCCAATGGTGGAAAGGCAGACAGTGACGATAAAAAAAGTGAAGTAACACCCTCTGACGCATCCAAATCTTTCTTTGAAAGCAAATTTAAGAATTTGAAATGGAAGGATGGAGGTGATAAAGATTACCCAAGTGTTGTCGCTCGTAAGAAATTTAGAGGCGTGCCTATTGATATAGAAATTGATGAAGATGGGCAGGGAGAAATTATTATTGGTGATGCCGACGAAGGAATTGAGTTTGGGGCACTTACATCTGAAAAAGCCGCAAAGGAACTTTGGGATACTATTTTAGAGGAACTTGAATATTACGAGGACTAAAATTAAGAAAATGGAAGATTTATTAATGAAATCAGTGAATAAGCATTACTTTCCTGAAAAGGAACGTAAAGAGCTAGCTAAAGAGGGCGAAGCCATGCCGGATGGTTCTTTTCCTATTCGTAACGAACAAGACTTGAAGGACGCCATACGTAGTGTCGGTAGAGCTAAAGACCCCGCAGCTGCTAAACGGTGGATAAAGAAGCGTGCCAAAGAAATGGGTAAAGAGGCAACGTTACCGGAAGATTGGAAATAATTTAAGAATTTCGGTGGCACTATCTGGGGTATTCGTTTTAAATGTTTATCTTTGTAGTGCCACTTTAATTTTGATTAGATATGGACGATATAGAAAAATCACGCCACGGTCGGTATGAAGACAACGCTAAGAACAGGCGGCTTCATCGTGTAGGTCAAGAATATGGCAGTAAGAAGCAGGAAGACGAAACTGTTGACCCTAGCAAATTAACTCTTGACCAATTACATAAGGAAATCAATGAGTTGGGGCACATATTAGGCGGTAGGATTAAGGATGGTAGACGTACAGAAGATGTGGAAAAGCGTATTTCTGATTTGCTTAAATATGCTCCCGATAAGGTATTGGAAAGCACCTTAGAAGCTCTTAGGACAAATGTCAAGCCAAACCCGACCGCAAAGATTGCCGCCAAACTGACGGAAATGGAAATTAACCGTCGCAAAACAGAGGGTTCTGCAAAACAGACTGGAAAGAAAGAAGAAACTCCTAAGGAAGAGCCAAAAGCTCAATCTGAAGAGCCTGAAACATATACCCGTGTAAAGTTTGACGATATGCCTCAAAGCGGAAAGGTTAATCTTAAGAAATATCTTTCTAATAAAATTAGGGCAGAGGTTGACAAGGCTTGGAAGGACAAAGCTAAAATCGGTGACAAAACTTTGCAGGACATGGAAAAGGGTATGGTTGCAGAGTTTAACAAAAATTTTGACAATCTAAGCAAGTCAAAACGAGCCGAAGCCCTGTACAGTATTATGACGGTTAAGGCAGAAATAGCCCGTCGGGGTAGAGGGGCTAAAACCGAGGAAAAACAGGAGGAACAACCTGCACCTAAAACCCAACCCGCAAAGGAGGAGCCTAAAAAGGAGTACAAGAAACCCGAATCCTTTAATGAGCTTTACACCAGAGTTCGAAACGCATGGGCGGATATCATGGAAACAAAGCCTAGGGAAGTAGCTTTTACTAAGCCTAAAGAAGTGGCTGAAATGGCTTCTGCATTTTTTCCTGGAACAACCATATCTAAAGTAGATGGGGAGGAAGAATATATGGTTCAATATCCTGGGGATGCAAGTAGGTTTATGCGTATTGATAAATATACGAGTTCTCCTAAAGCCCTGATTGATAAAATAAGGATGTTTTTATCTATGGATATGGACATGCGCACTAGGCAGAATTTTTCAAATGATGAAAAAGAAAAATTTGATAGGATATTTGAGCTAGTTGCTGAAAGTGTGGCTGATAGGGCTCAAGCTAAAGATATGAGTGCAGCCCGCACAAAAGCATTTGAAGAACAGGTTGCTGAAAACAATAAGAATATTTCTAAGAATGTTGGGATAAAACAGAGCAAACCGATGAGCTTTGAGGAAGCTAATCAGGGGCGTGGAAATCCTAAATTTCGTACTAACAAACTTTATGGCGTAAATTGTCAAACGTGTGTGGTAGTGCATGAATTGCGATTAAGAGGATTTGATTTGGGTGCTAAGCCAAAAGCAAGTTCTACACAAGAAGCAATGGCGAGGGATTGCACCTTTGCATGGATAGACCCGCTAACTGGACAGCAACCCGAAGTTGTGAGAATATCTTGTGCTCCAGATAATAAAACAATTAAGGTTAGAAAAAGCCAGAAATCAAAGTCGGATTTACGTAAAAATATTTTAGAAGCTACAAAAGAGACTGGACGTTATAATTTTTCTTATGGATGGGTTAGCGGTAAGGATAGTGCGGGGCATATAATAACCGCTGAAAGGCACGCTGACGGTAATTTGACCTTTTACGACCCTCAAAATGGGAAGAATGTACCTATGATAGAATTATTGGACGAGGTTAGTCCTAAATATTTGTGCAGGATAATTCGAGTAGATAATTTACTCATTAAACCAAATATTGTTAAAGATTACGCAATGCATTATGAGTAAAATGACAGAAGAGGTAACTCGGGCGATAGCCACGAAGTTCCTAGACGGAATAGAAGGATTTAAATTGATTAAGTTAGAAAACTACAAAGACTATGTAGTTTATCTTGCTTTTCCAGATGGCGTGACAGGCGAAATAAATGTCGGACGTCCTATTTATGTACTGATTGATAAATTGGGCAAAGCCCGATACGCCACGTACGAAGAAACTAACGAATTAATGAAGCGTGCGAACCCTGACGAGGACTAGCGGTTTTCCAATTTACTCTTTTTATTATACATTTGTACCGTTTAAAGGTAGAACTAAAACATAGAAAAGATGAAGAAATATGTTTATTCAAAAGGTGAAGAAACAGTAACCGTTGAAACCGATGGTCTAGCGGCTATCAATAATTTTATGGTGACAGGTCTTATCGGTCAGAATTACGGTGGGTTGGTACACGCTGGATTGGCTTTTAAGATGGGGGATACAGTAAGTATTCCGGAAATGCTGAATGCAGCTAAAAGATGCGAATGTAAAGTAGAGTGTTATGAGGGTGGCACACTTATCATTGATGAGAGTGCTGACTTTACAGGTGGTGACCCCGAACCGAAGGGAATTATCTTTGGTTTGTCACTTGGTGTCGCTTTCAATGAAGCAACCTACAACAGTGTAGTTCCGGCTTCCTATGTTGAACAATACCCGTATTCGGCTAGCAAAGATTCTTTGCCGTGGTTGGTGGCAAAGTTTGACAAACAGGGGGGAGACGATGATGAATATCAGGTTAAAGTTTGGGCTGACGATGCACAGCTTTCATTCAAAAATGTTCCGGAATCTGTTGGTACAGTTAGTGCAGACGGCAAGGTGCTTACTTCTAAAGCAAAGGAGTACATTATGTTTGACATCGTACGTGACCTGACTATTTACAATCCAAAGGCGGTGACTTGGTTTACAATCCAATTCATTTACGATAACCGTACTTACGAAGCAAAGGTATTTGTCACCCCTAACACGATTTAATTATGGGTAATAGAGGGAAACGTCAAAGACTGAACCAAGCCCAACGGGGAGCCACGCAACAGGCTCCCTTTGAAGCATTGGAAGGTCTTAGTATGGAGGAACTGAACGCATTAGCATCAGCCGCTCCGATAGCCCTACGCAACAGGCTAGAGAAGTCTTTAAACTCTGAAAATTTTGAAGAGGTGCTAAAGGCTCAGAATTTTATAGCACAGCAAAAAGGCGGACGCAAACTTCCCCAACCTGAAATAAAATCAATTCTTTGGAACCCGTCTGAAATTGGTTTCAATGGTAAAGGATATCGCGACCCTGCAACGGGCTTTTCTTTTAATACGCTCAATCGCATGGGCGATATCTTTATTATTAAATCCATTATCAATACTCGTATTGAGCAAGTGCAAAACTATCTCAAATACAGTAATGATGACCAGAAGCCCGGATATCAGATACGTTATAAACAATCTCCGGGGTCAGTGGGTGATAAGAATAAAAAGGAACTTAGTGATAAAGACAAGAAAATTGTTGATTACATTGTTAAGTTTCTGGAAGAGGGCGGGGAAAATGAGAAGTGGGACTGTGAAGATAATTTCCAGGAGTTTACCCGCAAGGTGCTAAACGATAGTTTGCGTTTAGACCAAATGTGCTTTGAAGTAGTACGTAGTCGCGATTTGAAGTTAAAGAAGTTTCGTGCCGTGGATGGTGCGTTAATTCGGCAGCTAGATACAAACGACCCCCGCTATGCGCAAATGTTTGAACAGTTCAGATGGCATGGGTATCTTCCCCGTTATGCTATGGTATGGGATGGTCAAATTATTCGCCACCCTGTTACAGGGGAATATGTAGCTTTTTATCCTTGGGAGCTTGGATATGGCATACGTAATAAGACAACTAATGTATTCAAGAATGGCTACGGATGTAGTGAATTGGAAACATTGGTAGAAATTGTTACGTGGATATTGTGGGGTATGCAGTATAACGGAAACTTCTTTAAACAGGGAAGTCAGCCGAAAGGTTTTATTAATGTAAAGAACGGGAATATTGACCAAGGAACGTTAAACGAGTTTAGACAGGATTGGAAACAAACAATGTCTACCGTTTATAATTCTCACAAAATACCCGTTGTGCAGGGCATAGACCTTGAATGGATTGACTTACAAAAGAATAACCGTGACATGGAGTTTACTGAATGGGTGAAATTCCTATTAGTGATTGCATGTGCCGTATATCGCATGGACCCGAGTGAATTGGGCTTTCAGTTTGAGGACGCAGCACGTATATTCGGACAAGAGGGGCAAAAGGAGCGTCTAGACCATTCTAAACAGAAAGGTTTGACCCCGTTGTTGGTATTTTACCAGAACGTTATTAATAAGTACATAATCAGCGAAATTGACGACCGTTTAGAGTTTGCTTTTACGGGTATTGAAATTGAGGATGAGGAAGCACAAGTTAAGTTAGACGTTCAGAAGATACAGAACGGTTTTGTTTGTCTTGAGGACATGTTTGAGAAATATAGCGGTCGTCCGTTTGACCCTGAAAAGGATACGATACTTAATAGCGTGTACCAACAGGCGCAAAGTGCTAAGATGATGGGTGGTGACTATATGAACGATATTGCCGAAGAAGACAAGACAGATGCTGATAAAGAAATTGACAAGTTATTTATGGAGAAATCTATAAATGGCAATCCAATTTTAGGCACTGCCTTAGAATTTATTGACAAACAATTAGGCAGAAGGAGTTGATATGGAAAGGGCTGTTTCACCAAGAATAAAACATCACGTTGACCCGCTACGTTATCCAAACATTCAGGCGAAGTATGAAAACAAGGCTAAAAATTCGTTTTCGGCTGTCAGGGTGTTTGGTGAATTAGTGGAAGAAATGGTGGCAATTACCAAGGAGAAGAAATAATGCTGTTTACAGAAAAAGACATAAAACAGATACTAGGTATTATTGATACAGCAGTGGCGAAGATGGTTGCGGAAACACTAGGTAAGGACTACTTAACGCAGGCAGATTTGACAATGCTGAAAAACAGGGGCGTGGACTTGGTTAAATTAATACCCAAGTTTCCGTCCCACTATCAAGCCTTTCTATTTGGTCGTGTTTCGGCTGCCATTGGAACGCAGGCGTCTCGGTCAATGAGTTATACTGATTTTGAGAAGTTTCTGGCAAATATGGGCTTATTTGCTCCTACTACGAGGGAAATGGCTTTTTATAGTATAGCCGCTAAGAAAACATACACTCACATAAAGGGGCTAGGGGAAAGGCTTAAAAATGATGTAAGGGCTTCTATAGACGCAGAAGAGATAAACTACCTTGCAGCACAAGAAGCGGCACGCCAAAAGGGTGAAGAGATGCTAGCTAAAGAAATAGCTGATGGCACACTGGAAAAACGTACTGTCCAGAAAATTACTTCCAATATTGCCAATCAGATGAATGATTGGCAAAGAGATTGGGGGCGTATCGTGGAAACAGAATGTCAGGATGTGTACAACATGGGTCAGGCGCAATATATGATGACATTAGCCCCTGACCCGTTGGTATATTTTGATGTTTTTCCCGGAGCGTGCAAACATTGCATCAGGTTGTTCCTAACAAATGGAGTTGGAAGTAAACCTCGTGTTTTTAAACTTTCTACGTTGCTTGCTAATGGCACTAATTACGGGGTGAAAGTACGTGATTGGAAAGCCACTATTCACCCCGTCCATCCGTTTTGCCGTTGCGATTTGCGTTATTTGCCGCAAGGTTACGAATGGAACGAGGAAACGGGTAGGTTTGAACCGCCTAAAGATTATAAGCCACAAGTAGAAAGGAAAAGCAAAGTTAAAATAACAATCGGAAATAAAGAGTATTTAGTATGAACCTGAAAAAGTTGTTAGGGCTGCAAACAGCCCAAGAAAAAGTTGAAGAATACAAGGGGTACAAGAACCGCTTGAAACAGCTTGATGAATTGGGACAGGAGTTGGCTGATAAATTTATGTTGCAAAAGTCAATCATAGATGATATTGCCACGTTGCCCGAGAGCAAACGAACTGAAGTGTTTGACAGTTATAACGCCTTTATGAAGAGCCACCAAAAAGAAGTGTCAGCAGCCGTTTCTGAACGGGCACGCATTATTAAGTCCATGGAAAAGTTACGTAATGACGATGAAGTGGGTAAAGCGTGCAGTGACATTGATTTGTTGGATGAAGCCCGTAGTAGGTTTAAAGCGGGCACACTTGCAAAATCGGTTTATTTTGACATTATAAAGAGTGTTACAGGTGAGCCGACAAAGTATGCTGATGTGCTTGCATTTAACAAGCAGGGTCAACTCCTCATTTTGCATCGTGTGACCGATTTTACGCCTAATGGAACAGTTTGTATTCCTGGAGGGCACGTTGACCCAGGAGAGGACTTTATGACGGCTGCATTGCGGGAATTAAAGGAAGAAACCAATTTAGACCCTCTACCTGAAGCGGGTGTTCTTGAATTGGGGGAGTACAAAACGGCTGATGCACATATTAAGTATTATCAAGTAGCAGTTGACGAATTTCAACCTGTTACGTGCGATGCGATGGAACATTGTTATCACGAATGGATAAATCCTGCCGAAGTACCTTTGCGTCCGTTTATTTTTGACCAAGGAAAAATCGTAACAAAATTTTTGATGCAACCCCATCAGGAAGTTCTTGCTATGCCGTTAATGAAGGCTCTTGAAGAGGGTAGAATTACCCCTGATTTGTTTGTACCTGCATTTAGCCGCATATTAAAGAAAGCTATTGGAACAGATGACGCAAAACCATTGATGCCTGAAAGTATGGATAGCAGCGTTAAGACGATTGCCCAACCTGCACCACCTCCGATGACAAAGAAAAAAGTCATTGTACCCGTACGTGACCCGATGAAGAATTTGGAACAAGTAATGAAAGCCATTGACGGGGAAAGTGAAATAAAAATTGGTGACAGTTGTTTAAAGCTGGATGAGCCTATTGCAGTGTTTGAAACTAAGTACAAGTCCGACCCGACCACCAACCGTTTGACAGAATGTGAAATTGTGTATGACGGAGACGAGGTAAATATGCGAATTTTACTTGATAAAATGAGAAGCGGTTTGTTAGCGGGTTCTGTGAAAGTACGGACACTTAACGATGATTTCTTAATGGCAAATGAAAACGGAACCGATTACGTTGGTGATGCGGTATTTGTGCCTCTTTGAAAAGATTTGTATTTTTGTCCAGAATTTAAACTGTAAGACATGAAAAAGAAAACCTCAAATGATTTTAATTTCTGGTTGCCTATTGATTTTATGAAATCTGAGGAAGCCACCCAATATGAACGGGGGGATGACCGGAGATACGAAAATATGGTCTTTGAGGGTATTGCGAGCGACAGCAGTGAAGATTATCAAGGAGATAGCATGGAGCCAAATGGCTTCGTTATAGATTACTTCTTAAAACACGGGTTGTTCAACTTAGACCACTTGACCGTTCGTGCCAAAGAGCTGAAAAGCCGTTTCTGGATTGGCGAGCCATTGGACGGTAGAATCATCAATAACAAATTTTGGGTAAAGGGTAAACTCTGGTCAGAAAGCCCCGAAGCCCGTGCCTTTTGGGACAAGTGTATTGAGATGAAAGAGAGTGGCAGTACACGACGTCCGGGAATGTCCATAGAGGGCAAGGCACTGGAGCGTGACCCCAAGAATGAAAAGCATATTACGAAAGCAATTATCAATAATATTGCGTTAACGTTTACCCCTGTGAACTTTAACTCCTATTTAGATTTTGTTAAGGGTGTGCAAGAGCAAGATTTCATTCCTACGGGTTCTCTTATCAAAAGTCGTTTGGATAGAGACATTATGTTTGAAAAAGTTATCGGAGATAAACGGATAGTTATCGATTCAAAATTCCGAATTATTGAAGAGAAAATTTGATAGGACATTTTTAGGAAAAGAAATTAAGCTATAATTTTAACCAAGAAAAATTGAAGATTATGTATGTATTAACATCAGAACAAAAAGAAGATGCTTTGGTTAAATCGCTATTAAGTAGTGATTTTTCTGAGGAGACAGTAGCGGAGTGGATTGCCACAGGTGCTATTGACTTGGCTAAGTCTACGCAGTACGGACCCGATGACCACGGAGAGGGTGCAGGGGATGACGTTCATGAAAAGCGTGACAAGAAACAAGAAGAGGACGAAAAGAAGGAAAAGAAAGAAATTGAGGACGAAGACGAAGATGCTGATAAAGACCTTGAAAAAGGTAAAGGCAAGAAAGATTGCGACATGGGCGGTGATAACAAACCTGACATTGCAAAGTCTTTGGGCTTGGATGCTTTCTACAAATCTATGTCCGAAGAGATTTTGGGTGCAGTAAACACGCAGAACGAAGAGATTTTAAAGTCTATTCCTGCAATTGTTGAGCGTACTTGTGAAGCGTATTTCAATCCCGTAATAGACCGCATTGAGAAGTCTATGGAAGGAATGAAAACGGCTATTGAATTGTTTGGTAAACAAGCTCCAAGTTTCAAAACTTCTGGTTTGAGCCAAGCTATCATTGAAAAAAGTATTGCCGAGGGCGGTGGTATCAAAGACCAAGTAGGTAAAACTTCCTTGAGTGCAAGCCGTGACCGTTTGGTGGTACGTGAACTTATACTTAAATCCATTCAGGAAGAGGAAGACAAAACCCTTGCGAAGTCATTGAATGACAATGCAATGGCATACATTCTTGACCCGATTGGTGGTGCTATTGGTGAACCTGTTGCACAATACCTGTACGAAAAGAAAGGCGTGCGTCTAGTTAAATAATTTCGTGAAGTGAAACTTTTAAGATTAAAATAATATGGATTTATACAATTATCAAGGGCAGAACAACGATAATCCGTTGGAAAGCATGACCGCTGACGAAATTTTGAAAGCGATGGAAGCTGGTCTTATGACTGGTATGCAGTACGATAATCAGCTCAATAATGGTGGAGGTTTGAAACCTGAGAGCTTGGATTACGTGCTGAAGAATTTGGAAAACCGTTTAGACCAATTGGTATTCTGGAATGAATTGCCACGTCAACGAATTGAAAGTACCGTTCATCAGTACAATCAGTTGTACAAATACGGACAGAACGTGGGTATCTTCAATTCTGAAGGCGAAACCCCGACAGAAACCGACAGTATTTACAGACGTAAATCTATCGTAGTTGCGTTCTCTGGTGTGACTGGACAGGTTACTCATCCGGGTATGATTGTGAAAACCGTTGTCGGCAGTTTGTACACTAAGGAAGTTGAAAACAAAACTATCCTGTTACAGACAGAGTTGGACAAAAAGGTTATCACTTCTAACCGTTCCAAAATTGAACAAGAGTTTGACGGTGTGTTCGCACAACACGTAGAGGGTATTAACGATATTACAGGCGGTTTGCTTGGTAAGACATCTGAACAGGTATTGGATGCTTATTTTGGTGACGTATCTGTAATCAACGCAAATGGTTCAGTATTGAACGACCGTATGGTTGAAGATGCTGCACAGGCTGTTGTTAACGACCGAAACGGTGTTATTGACCGTATCGTTTCAGCTCCTATTGTGTTTAACAACTATGTTAAACTGTTCCACGAAAGCAAGCGAGTTATCGTAGGAATGGCGGGTGGCGTTGTTGGCGCAACTATGGGTCAGTCTGTAAACGACATCCAAACTCAATTCGGTAAAGTTTCTGTAAAAGCCGACAAGTTCTTTGATTGGGCAGAAGCTATCAAGTTGGGTAATGCCAAAACTTCTGATAAAGCACCGAACGCTCCTATCGCTGATACAGCAGCTCCGGCAGCAGCTTTCGTTGATGCTAAAACGAAGTTCGGTACAGTTCACGCAGGTAATTACCTGTATGCTGTAACAGCTAAGAACCGTTATGGTGAAAGTGAACCTACTTTGTTGACCGCTGACGCTTTAGCAGTTGGTGCAACTCAATCAGTAGCGTTGAAGTTCAAGAGTGCGGGTTCTTCTGCATATCCTGAAACTTGTTTCGTTATCTATCGTACCGAAGTAAATCCGGTGTCTAAGGACATTGCTGATTTCTATCCAATTTTTGAAGTAAGCAAAACAGAGCTCGCAGCAGGATGGGACGGTGCAGCCGAAAACACTGTTAACGACCGTAACCGTTGGATTGCTGGATGTAAATCCGCTTTGATTTACTTCAATGGCAGCGAAATCAACGAATACCTTGAATTGGGTGGTACGATGAAACTTGACTATGCTATTGTCGGTCCTCGTCGTTCGTTCTCTGTATTGAACTACGGTTCTCCGGTATTGTATCAGCCAGGAAAAATCGCACGTATCATCAACATCGGTAAAATTGGACTTCCGGTTTAACCAATAAGATACGTATAATAATGACGGGGTGTGGGGTTTACCCCTACACCCCGTTTATTTTATAAACTAATAAACAAAAGAGATTATGAAATTATTTTATGCAAAGGTCGGCACACAAGTTGTCAACATTAACGGAACAAGAGTAAAGTTTGACAACTGCATTGCAGAAGTAGAAGACGCATTTGGTGAAGAAGCTCTTGCACTTGGACTTCCGGGATTGTATGAGGACGGAACACAGCCCGCATTTCAAACTCCTAGAGAGGTTGCATTACAAGCAAGTGCGGCAGACAGAGAAGAATTTTTGAACAAAGAACTTGGACGCCTGACTAACATTAAAGCAGCGTTGGAGCAACAGCTTAAAGAAGCCCAAGCGGAAATTGAAGTGTGGAAATCGGAGTATCAAAAGGAGCACGATTTACGCATCAAAGAAGTCGGTAGTAAGGGCGCACCTCAAGAACCTGTAACAGCACCTGCCCCAACGGAAGAAGCCCAAGCAGAGCTCACAGAAGAGGAAAAATTGCGTGCAGAATTGGAGCTGATGACCAAAGCGCAAATTTTGGAATTTGCTAAAGAGGCAGAAATTGACATGACGCCTATTGCGAACGGCAAAAAGCCGGAAATGATTAACTTTATCATGGAACAATCTAAAGGAGAATAATCGTTATGGGACAACTTACATTGACGATGAAATACCGCAAGAACGAAGGGATGATTTTAAGCCCGACAGAAATTTTTGCGATATACCTGTATGGAATTAAAATACAAGGCGGAGACGGTACAAGTTTCAGCCCCGAAAGTATGCGCTTCTATATACAGGCAGCGCAACAGGAAGTAGAAAATTATTTCAACTTGAAATTGCGTTATCAGTTCATCGCCCTTGAAAAGTTGACCTTTTACCGAGCCGACTATTGGCAGTCATTCCCTATATTATTCACAAACTACCCCGTTAACAGACCAATTTCGTTGACGGGGCGGTTTAACCAATTGGAGCAAATAAGCTACCCGACGCAATGGCTTACTAATACCCGTAACAGCTACGGACAGTATAAGCGTCGTGTGTCTATTGTGCCAACAGGAACAGCCGTTGCGACTGCAAATGCCGAAGTCATTCTTAGTGGATTGACCACGCAGTTAGGCAGTCAGCATTTCTTGATGATACCTGATTATTGGGATTTACAGTACATTACCGGATTTGATTTGGATAACATGCCTATGGATTTAATTAATCTTGTCGGCAAGTTAGCAACGTTCGGTCCGCTAGGTATTGCGGGAGACCTTATATTGGGCGCAGGTATTGCGGCTCAAAGTTTAGGTGTGGATGGTCTAAGTCAATCTATTAGTTCTACTTCCAGTGCAACGAACGCTGGATATGGGGCGAGGTTGGTTCAATATGAACGTGAAATCAAAGAGACGGTAAAACGTATAAAATTAATTTATGACGAAATTAAATCAGCCGTCTTATAAATAGGAGAATCCACGATGGGAAATAGACCGATTAATAGTAGTAATTCGCCCGATATGTACGGGCAACCTCAAGTTTATTTTAGACCCAAGGATTTTGACGCTGCAATATGGTCTCACGGATATGACATTACCTGTGAACAAGCTATTAGATGTCCGTGCCAAGGAGCTTCTGGAGCACCTATGCCGGATTGTCAGAATTGCCACGGTTCAGGATACTTCTATGTTAATCCAATACAAACAAGAGCTTTAATTACAGGGCTAAACCGAATTACTCAATACGTACAGTGGGCTCCCGAATTGATGGGGACGGCTGCAATAACTGTAAGGGATACGGATAAAGAACTTATTAGCTATTTGAATCGTATTGTGGTAAATGATGAATATGCGTGGTTCACTGAATTAAAAGTAGCTCACACAATGGTTGATGACATTGTGGCGGTGTTTCTTTCTTATGCACCAATAGATATTGAGGCGGTGTTTCTTTATATGGGGGCGGATGTTCCTTTGTATAAGTTAGACCCAACGGTGTATGAGGTATCTCCGAACAATAAGTATTGTGTTCAATTTGCGGCTGGAAATGTGCCAGAGGGGGCAGGGGTGTCCTTCCTGTACAAACACAGGGTAGAATATCACATTATAGATGCCCCACACGAAATTCGTGCCTCTATGCAAGCGAATAAGCAATCAGGAGCCTTAGAAGTGATTAAAATGCCATTGCAGGCAGTAGGCAGGCGGTCACACCTGATAGATATGCAGCGTCCTAATTTTGATGGAAGCGGTTTAATTTTTAATGATTATGATTCCGATACACCTTGATTTGAGTGAAGTGGTGGCGGAGTTTTCTTTAACAGGAGAACAAGCTACGGAATTGGGGGCTAGTATTATCTCCCGTATTGTTACGGAATATACTAGCAAATGGGAAGATATAGTTGACAAAAATTTACGGCAAACCAGAAAGATATACAAACGTGCAATGTATGTTGACCGTATAAGCCCGACTGAAGTGATATTTGGTTTGTCAGGTGGTGAGGATGGGTTGGCACTAGCTTTGGAAGAGGGGAAAGATGCGTATGATGAAAAGCCATATTTTGCGGCTTCACCAAAACGTAAAACAAAGAAACTTGGTAATGGGTGGTATTTAACCGTACCATTTAGGCACGCCACTCCGGAAGCGGTTGCAGAAAGTGGAATTTTCCAGTCTGTTTTGCCTAAAGAGGTGTATGACATTGCCAAACAAAATGCCGGAGCACCTGTAACGACAGCCCAACTTCCTTCGCAGTTTGCTCAATTGGGGCAGAGGGCGGAAATTAAAACCGCTCAAGGGGTTATTCCTTCCTACACACATAAATCGCCCAAATACGAAGGCTTAGTGAGGTTAAATATATCTTCTACTAAATCTGAGGATAGAGGCGGTTACTTTACATTCAGACGAGTGAGCGATACTAGTGACCTATTAAGTTGGATACATCCAGGATTTGAGGCTCATAAGTTTATGGATAAGGCTTTGGACGAAGCACAAATTGAAACAGTTGCTTCAATGGCAATTGATGAATTTTTAAGTCAGATTTGATATGATAATAATTGCAAGAATAAGGCAGATAATTGACGGGCTGTTAAATTATGTTCAGTCAGACTATGAGGCTTTACCGGAAGAACAAACGTTTCTATATCAGATGTTTTATGGCACGAAGGATAGAAACTTTGATTTTTACGAGGAAGCAAAAAAGTTGTTTCTGCGACGTAATACAAGTCCTCGCAAATTACGCACGGTGTTGGAATACCCGTTGGATAAAAGCCATCTTCCGTGTGTTGTAATTCGTGAGCCTGCAAGGAAACAGGTGCATGATGCTCCTATTGGTGGCTATGGGCTTCCAGTAGAAGATTTATTTGGCGACCCCGAACATCAACGAGAGGGTTTTCGCCAACCGTCTTTTTCAAGCGTTTCAATTATGTGCTTTAGCGATAATAGTTTGGAAAGCGTGTTAATTTGCGAAGTTCTGTATTCGTTATTGATTGGCGCACGTAATACGCTGGAAGAGGAATTTGTAAAGTTTGAGTTCAATACGAATGAGCTTATTATGGAAAATAAGCTGTTTCCCACCCCGATACTGATAAAAAGTATAGATTTGGAAATTGAAGAAATTGACCGCTATGCAAGTATTATCAGACCGGAGCTAATAAATAAATTCATTATTGACCCCGCTATTGTAATCGGCACAGACCCAAATTGGAATCCGCCTGAACCTACTAAGTATTTTGTCTTTGGTAGCCCTTATGTTTGGTTGGATGAAGATAGTGTTGGGACACAAAAGATATATTCCAATACTGATTGGGTATTAACTGTTGAGGGCGGTGAAGAGCCGTTTGCATTTGGTTCTAGTCATTGTTGGCTTAATGAGATAACTAATAAAGGGACACAGGAAATTAATGCTCGTCAAGATATTCATTGGACGCTTGAATAGGCAGTTTTAGATATAATGTGTACTTTTGTTTACGAATAAAATTGTTTAACCAAAAAAAAAAAGAGATGGCAAAAGCAGCATGGTTAACCGTCGCCCCAATGTCAGGGGTAGGTAACGCAACAATCACCAACACGGGTACAGTTCACACAGGTCGTGAACAACGTACAACAACCGTGACAGGAACTGCAACAGGGGTTTCTCCTAATAAAACTTATACGGTTGTGCAGAAAGCGAAGCCGGAATTTGTAAGTTTTGACAACGGTGCAGAAATCACAGTTCCAAAAACAGGCGGGACACTTACTATCACAGGTAAGTCTAACTCCTCTAAATTGACCTTTGCACTTCTTGAACTCACTGACGATGGTGATACCGCTAATGTGGTTGAGGGTGGTTTGAAATTGACATTGCCTGCGAAGTACGATGCAGGTGGTGCGCAGACTTCAAATGATACAGCAATTTCTGGTGACCCCGGAGCTACGGCTGAATTTACATTCAGTATTGAGTTTACAGGCATTGCAGCCAATACAACTATCAATGAGTTGACCGCTGCATTGAAAGTGACAGCTCAAGGGGGGCAAACAGCTCAAATTTCTATCAGACAGTCTGCAGGAGACCCGCAATTCTCATTCGGTCAGGCTACCATTACTCTGGAAGCAAGTGGCGCAGCCGTTACGAATACAGTTGTTTCTAACACTTCTTGGACATTATCATAATGGCAACCAAAAGAGTAAAGAAAGCAAGTGCAACACAACCGCCCGTCAGGGCGGTTGCTGTTGTTTCTTCAGGCGTTAATGACGGCTTTGACAGAACGATGACTGTTACCGGAAGAACGACTGAGGGGACACCTATACAAGTGTCCTCTTTTCGCATTACTCAATTAGGTTTAAGAGAGCCGTTTTTACCTGCCGACAGCGATGAACCGTTTGAAACAGCCGATGGTGAACAATTTGGAGTTTTAAAATTATAAAGTTAAAAGGTTATGGCATACAAGTCTAAATTTACAGGGGCAGAAGTTGATAACTTGCTCACTTATGTGCAGACGTTGCAACAGAATCCGGATGCCGTGTTGCAAAACATGACGGGTCAGGCAATTATTGACAAGATAAATACCGTTACAGGAAACATAGTATTCACTAAATTTGTGGACGCACAGGCGGGCGCAGGTAAATCAGTATAAAGTATGAACTATTCTTTTGCAACATCACAAGAGGCGGCTGATACGGTGAACATTACACCGGAAGAAATTGGTGTGCCTGCAAATAATTATGTGCGGAAGAAGGAGTTGATTGCGACTGGAAAGTTTGATGAGAGTGCTTTAGCGTCCTACACAGATAATGAATTTGTGTTATTAAAAGATTTGGCGCAAGGTTCATTCACTATCACTCTTGCTTTAAATTCTGACATCACAAGCCGAGGCACGGTGCAGATTAATGATGGAGCAGCCGGAGCAACCGCTCAAGCGACCGTAGATTTGGGCGACCAAGTGCTTGCAAAATGCAACCTGACAAGCCCAGATGATGCCTTTGATGGATGGTATGAGGGCGATACAAAAGTTAGTAGTGATAAGAATTACAGCTTCACAGCTACTAAGAATGTTTCTTTGGTGGCAAAAGCAATGTATATTGATGTCACCCCTACATCACTGGAATACACTGCCGCAGGCGGTGAGCAAACATTGACTGTAACAACCAACGTAAATAGTTGGACAGTAAGTTAAATTTAAAATAATATGGCGAAAGATAGTTGGTTAACCGTATCCCCGATGTCTGGCAAAGGCAATGCCACAATCAGTAATTCCGCTCCTGATTTTAAGGGGCGGATTCAGAGGTCTACTGTTGTGACAGGTGCAGCGACGGGGATATCTGGGAATAAGACTTATACTGTTATACAAAAAGGTATGGGGGAAACCATTGTGATTCCCACCCGTTCGTATTCGGTAAATAATGGGGAAACTACTTTAACGATATCGGGTTCAAGTAATTCACCTAAATTAACGTTTGCAACAGTCGGTACAAGCCAGATTCCATTAGATTTGCCTACTACCTACACAGCCGATGGGAAAACCCAAGCAAACGGAGCAGCTATTGCAGGAGACCCCGGAGCTTCTTATTTATATTCTTTTTCTGCAACTATAAGGGTTCCATCCAATAATGTGGGGCAACGAGTTTCCACAGTAAGAGTTTCCGGACAAGACCCAAATGTTTGGATTGATATTGTTATCACTCAAGCGACAGCAACATTTACTGTTGCGTATAGAGCCGGAAATTATATATCATCTGTTCAGCCTACTACTCAAACAGTGAATTATGGTGGAACAGCCGCTTCTGTTGCTACGGTACAGGCAGAAGATACTAATTACCGATACGAATTTGATGGTTGGTATGAGGGGTCTAATAAGGTCTCTAGTAGTCCTTCGTTAAGTGTGGCTAATATTACCTCGGCACGCACATTTGAAGCCCGTGCGAACCGTATAAGTAAGGCGGTAACTATTACCGTTGCGTTGGATGCAAGTAGTGCAGGTAGAGGAAGCGTTTCAGGCGGTGGCTCATACAATATTGGAGCAAGTTGTACAGTACAATGTGTAATGAACAATGCTAGTGACGTGTTTGATGGTTGGTATGAGGGGAATATGAAAGTAAGTTCTAGTCAGAATTACACATTTACCGTTTCAGCCGCTAGGTCGTTAAGGGCGAAAATTCTATATCTTGATGTGACACCTACTTCTTTGGACTTTGGAGCCGGAGGCGGAAGTGAAACATTAACAGTAAGTACCAACGTTGACAGTTGGACAGTGAGTTGACGAATGATTATTATGGGGAATAAAATTTGAGTATTTTTATTCCCTGAAATAATTTAGTTAGAAAAATTAATTTTGATAATATGGCAACGAGTGTTTATTTTAATGGAAAATTAAGAACTCTTCCTGGAGCTTATTCTACGATAACTTCTGGGGATAGCACTGCATCACGTTCGCTGGATTACGGTACAGTCCTTATCATTGATACGGGTGTTTATGGTGCTGGATTTGGTGGTGGTGCAGGCGTAAATGGTGAAGGAGCGCAAGGTCTTGACGCGATTTACGAGTTTGACGATTTAACCACTTTCCGCAACTTTGTGAAAGGTGGTATGTATTGGAAATGTGCGGAAGCTCTTTGGAAACCAGACCCGTCCAATGCTGATGCAGTGGGTATCAGCAAATTGTTGTTTGTGCGTGCTTGTACGACAAAGGCTGCAAAGATGACATTTACAGCGACAGGCGGTGGCTCTAATGGCGGAACGTTTGTAATCCGGACTATTGATGAGGGGCTGAACGCAAACGGTGTTACAGAGGAAATTGACGGTGTAACTTACTTGAAAAATGGATATGCGTTTACTACCGAAGCGGGCGTAGATAATCCGGAAGCGGTGGTTCTGAAGTTGTGGCAGGGCACATTCACAGGTTTATACAAAGACCCCGTCACAGGCGTTGAGCTTTCCTATAATGAGTTGACCGTTGAGCAATCAGACGCAAACCTGTTATGTGAAAGTCCTGAATGTACCACGATGGCAGAGCTTATTTATTGGGCACAAACCGACGAAAACTTTGGGGCACGTTTTGTTCTGGACGATGCGACGGCTGTTAAGGGTACAGGAGAAATGAATGCTTCTGACGTAACCGATGGTTATCAATTAGCCGCAGGCGGTACAGAAACTTATACTCCGAATACAGATTTGGAGAGTGTATTAAGTCAGATTGCCGATGTTGATTACAACATTGTAATGACTGACCAAATTGGCGCAAACGCTTTGAGTGCCGCTAATAAGGCAATAATCGCTCATCGTAATTTGGACGCTAAGTTTGACAAGTTTGTTTTCATTGGTGCATACGACAGCCGTGCCAATTACGAGGCTTCTTTGGCTTATGCAAAACAAGCAAACAACGCTTATGTCTGCATCGTTCACGGTGGTATTGGTACGGCTAGTGACATGGTGGCTTCCAAGATACGTTGGTGGGGTGTATTCTACAACTTGTGTCAGGTAGTGGGTCGCACGGCTGGAAAACCGCCTTATGTGCCTATTACTAACAAGACAATCGGTGGTGACAAGTTGCAGATGATACCTAACGAAAAGGAAATGGAAAAGGCTGTTAAAGCCGGACTTATTATAGTCTCAAACAATCCGTATTTGAAACGTTTTGTAATTTTGCAGGGTGTAACTACATTGCAAGACAATACGCTCCTATTCAACAAGAAGGGACAGAGCTTTAGCTTACAATTTATGCGGTGTTTGGCGCAACTCAATAAAGAGTGTGTAGTGAACGCAGAAATTGACTTACTTGCTGATGAAAATGGGGTCAACATTAATACCCTGTCTAAAGGTGCGTTGGAAACGTGGACAATCAATTTCTTACAGACACGAGTTGCAACAGAAAATCAAGATAATTTGATTTCCAAGTTCCAAAACGTAGTCGCATCCAGAGAAAATGATTATTACCGTGTAACCTACGAAGTAATGATTAATAACGAAGTAACTAAGATATTCTTTACAGGATTCTTGTTACGTAACTAAGGAGAAGTAAATTATGTCTAGAGGAAACGTATATACAGCACCGAAAGCGTACATTAAAATCGATAATGAAGTGGCAGGTTACGTTCGTAACTTGAATTTTTCGGAAAATGTACAGCGTGCGAATGTTCAGGGGCTAGGGTCTTTGACATTGCAAGAAGCTCCGGCAGTGGTTTACACGTGTCAATGGAGCGTTTCACAGTACTTTATTTCGTTTAATACTCCAATCATGCAGAAGATGCTGAAAAAATTTGGCAGTATTGCAGAAATAAAGAATAGCTTGGTACTTGGTGACATTGCGTTTGATATCACGATGTATGCTAAGACAGTGGCAAGTGAAGATGCGAATAGCAAGTTAGTTACTGAAGTAGACAATACCGGAAATACGATTGCCCGTTTACAGGGATGTCTTGTAAACAGTCAGTCATTTCAACTTCAAGAGGGTGGAATTGCCGGAACGGATATTAACGGTATTTATCTTGAACCAATTAGTACAGCGGGATAATCCCCGCTGTCTTTAAATAAAAGACGATTATGGATGAAGTAAAAATTTCAATTAAAGGGCATGAGTACACAGTTGCTTTCCCTAATGTGGGTCAGTATTACAGAATTGAAGCGATGAAACAAAGTTTGTCACGTGGCTTTTACAATTCTATGGTAATGAGTCCCGCAAACAGTGCTCAACACGCACTTGACATGATAGACATTGAGGCTACTTTGGTGGTGTTGTGTCCGCAGTTGGTTGAGGATTTAAAGGTGAAAAATTTTGACGATTTGGACGTTCGGGATTACAAGTTAATTCGGGATGAGTACAACGGAAAAGTTTTACCGTTCTTTAAAGAAATCAATGACCTGTTAAGTGGGAAGTCAGAAATAAATAAGCAGCAATGAGGTCATGAACCGAGAGGAGTTGATACGTAGTGTCAACACTTGGAATATAAAATTCCCGATGGACAGGTGGTGGAGAAGTAAACATAATGTTGCATTCATGTCCCCTGTCCATCGGGAATGTTCTTTTATACATCAGCTTATGGAGTTTGAAGAGGACAAACTTTATATGCAGGCGATGTTACCTAAAGAAGAAGACAAATATATTCCAGGAATTGGCGATTTGTTTAAAACGCCATTGACACAGGAAGCATTTTTGGACGAAGCCCAAAGAGAAATTGATGAAATGTTAAAACTAGAGGAACAAAATGGCGGAGGATAAAAGAATACGGGTGTCGGCAGATACTACCCCGTTGCAAGAAGTGAGGCAGGCAGCCCGAGAACTTTGGGAAGACCTTGCACAAATGGAAACTAACTTTAAGCAAATTAATGATGGAGTATTGCAATCCATACAGAAACAGATTGATTTACTTAAAGAGCGTAATAGCCTCTATACGGCTTTTAATCCACAAGCGCAACCAAATGGACGAGATGGATATAATCCACGCAATACGGGGCTAATAGACCCCTACACGGGGCGACCATTATCAGACCGTACACAGGGACAAACTGTAAGAGGTGGTGACTTTGAAAAACAAGTTAATATTTTAGAAAGAATATACGGGGCGGTATCCAGAATTGCAGAAACTTTGGAACAAGACCAACGAAATCAACAAAATGGTTTGGTTCCCGGAGAAGACTCACAACCTGCACCACTTCCAGCTCCTTCTTCAGATAATCCATTGAAACCTCGCCAATCGGATGCAGGCGGTTCATCTGGAATGGGTGGTTTTAAAATTCCAACCAGTCTACAAGGGATTTTAAATGCTTTACCTTATGGGGCAGCTTTGTATGGCATGGGGCAGCTAGTAGGGCAGCAAGTTCAATTTTCAGCAATGCAATATGGTGCTGAAAATAAATTTCAAAGGGAAAACAACGTAGGGAAAAATCCTTTGTTAAATATGTTTACTTTTGGAATTTCTGGGGCTTTATCTGATATAAAAGAGGTTGGGCGTATAACAGCATCTCAAAATGATAAAGTTTTAAAAGATTATTCCGCTTTACGTGGGGTTTCCTACAAAAGTGCTTTACGTGACCAATTAGCTGGAGGCTTTGATGAAAATGCAGACCTTTTATTAGATGACTTTCCTATTTGGGCGTCAGAAAACCCAAATAAGGTTGATTCTAGAGCAAGAAAAGATTTAAATTCTTTTGATGATTTTAAAAAGAGTAGGGCTAGTCGTAGAGCAGAAGCAGGTATTACAGATGATGAATTTCAAAATTGGGCTTCCAATACCGTAGGGTTAAACTTAACTGAATTTATGCAGCGTATTACTTCTATGTCTAGGGCGGGTGCAAAGGGAAGCAATACAACTGATGATGATTTGAAGCAACTACTTTTAGCACAGAGAATCAGGGGGGTTACCGATGAACAGACAGATGAAGTATTACGAACTACTCGTTTTAGACGCAATGAGCAAGGATTAACAGGCGCAGGAGTGATTAGTGCTTTTGATGCTAATTTGTCTGAAAGGTTTGCGGGACGTTCGGATGCTAATCAATTAATCGCATCTACGCTTGGTGAATATTTGGCACAATTTAATAAAATTTCTGACCGCATACTTGACCGTGTGGGTTCAGTAAATACTACTAATATTGTACGTTCCATGACGAGCATACAGAACGCTACTAAAATGGAAGGAAAGCAATTGGATAGAGTGCAAAATGCGTTAATGGGAAATAACATATCGCAGGATGACACCACACAGGCACTTCTTTTGCGTGTTGCCCATCAATTGAATCCTGAAGGGAACTTGTCAGATTTGCAGGCAGATATTGAGGATATGGCAAATAATCCTGAGCTGCAAAAAGCCTTTTTCGGGGAAATTAGAAAGATATCAGGGGGTGGAGAACAAATGCGCCACATGTTAAAAGCAATTTTTCCGCAGTTGTCAATGTCGGATATTAAGAAAGCTGATTTAGGGCAAATTACTGAAGAAGAACTTTTTGATAAGGGGCGGACTTCTGGTGCTCGTTATAATCCTGAAAAGGCGGCTAGTATGGTCGGGGCGGCAGAACGTTCTACTGCCGGAACTACTAATAGAAAGATGGTAGAGGGGTATGAGCAAATTATGGGGGCTTCGGATTTAAAAGCGGTTTTGGAAAGCATCGAAAAACCGATACCTGTTTTTATATCCTCTGAAAGTTCTAAATCTATTATGGAATCCATACGCAGCTTTACTGAAATATTAAGTGATACTCCGAAAGCGTTGAGCCGAGTATTGAAAAACTTAACAATAGAAGAATAATATGGCAGACGATAATAAAAACAAAATGCCCGTTACGAAGTATGAGTTTACAGGCATCGATGGCGTAACAATGCAAAAAGCTGAAATGTATGATTTTTGGCAAGAACTTGTTAGATTGGAATTGCTAGATAAAGATTTTTCTACAGATGAATGGATGAATTTGGAAGTGGACGGTTTGACAAATGCCGCACGAATTTGGGAAACTTATACCCCCGAAGAAAAGAAGAAAACTGACCAATCTGAAGGCTCCGCAGAAAGCCCACCATGGATAAAATACGGAACGGTTGTGTATTTATGGAATAAAGATATTGTTGCTGAAATGCAGAAAATTATAGGTTCAGAAATATTTTTGGAACAAAAGGATTTTAATGCTTTTTATACTGAAAATATGGAGCTTATTGTTTCTGACCCAGATTACACACCCTTTACCGACTTAACAGATACTAATGGCAGTAAAGCACAAAATAAGCGTGAGCGCAATAATATCGGACATCTTTTTAAGTTTAAATCCTTGGAAATAAAAGTCTGGATTTATGTGCGAGCGTTAAATAAGATTATGGATGTTAGTGCATGGGTTCAAAGTTGCACCACTAACAAAGATAAGGGGGTGGGCACTTTTTCATTGGATTTGTTGCCGACTGCCGATTTAACTCCGTTGTCTTATGGTGATGAAATTATAGAACAGTTTAATGTTATTAATTCCCAATATTTATTGACAAGAGATTGGTTTACCACCTATGTTCAGAATAACGACCTTGTGTTCATAAGGTTTGAAAGATTACGAATGGAAGAAGATGAGGATAAAAGTTCGGGCGGGAAACGAAATGCGGAAGTACAACCATCAAGCCTAAATAGTGATGTTATTTGGGATATGATGGCGTTGGTGGATACTGTTAGCTTGACTGTTAGTTCACTGTCTAACGATTATACTGTAAATATACAGGGTCGTGATTATACTAAGTTATTGGTAGAGGATGGTAGTTATTTCATTCCATTAAAATTTGTTGAGGGTAGTCCTGACAAGTGGTTTTATGGTGGTGACCCCGAGAGTGAGTGGTTTAAACGCAATATGGTCACAGGCGCATACGATTATTACTTTGCGTATTCTTTTCAAAAGATAAAACAGGTGCTTTGGTTTGTTATTAATCAGTTGTCTAATATTGGAATAGTGGATAATTCTTTATTTGCTTCGTGTGCAAAGGTAACTAAGAAATACGCTGTTGAAACAGGGGATGATAAATACAAGGGGCTGGAAGCTGATGTGAATGGTATATGGCAGATGATACAATTGTTTGTGGATGATAATTTGAATGACAGGCGTATTGTTGACCGTTCTTTAGTTAATCCAGAAGGAACACTGTTGGACTTCTTTAATAAGGTTTGTCAAGACCCTTTTGTGGAATTTTGGGGAGATACTTGGGGTAATGGATATCAATTTTTGGTAAGGCAACCGCCATTTACCGCTCAAGCGATAGAAAGTATTATTAGCAAGGATAAATATTATATTACAATAAATTCTGAAGATATATTTGCATTGTCGTTGTCTTACGATGATAGAGCTTATGCGTGGTATAGATTAATGCCTCAAAACAGTATGTTAGGGAATAGTCAATTTTCTTCACTTGCTATTGTACCTATAATTTTCTTTGAGCAATTTTGCAAAATGTACGGAAATAAACGTTGCATCATTAATGATATTTATTTATCAGAGAGTTATTTGTATGGCAAAGAAAAGGATAGGGCGAAAGGTCTAACAACTTTATCACAAGCATATTTGAATGATATATTGTTTGTGATAGAAACTTCTGTTTATTTACCGTTTACTCGTAAAGGTACGATTACTATAAATGGCGACCGAAGAATTAAAGTGGGTACATTCGTTCGTTTGGCTCCGACTAACGAACTGTTTTATGTTACCGGAGTAAATAATACCGCCACATTTACAGGCGATGCCGTAGACCGTATTACGACGTTAACCGTGGAAAGAGGTATGGTGATGGATTACATTGCTCGCAGTAAGGATTTCTCCTATTTTAAAATTGCAAATTTGGACGGAATGCGAAAGGAAATTACTGAACGCAATGAAGCTAATAACAAGCAACAGGGCGGTTCTAGTGCTACCCCGTCAAAATTTGGTATAAACGAAGACCAATTTAATTTCTTTATGAACCGACAAATGTATAAATAGGATGGTAAAGATAATTCGTAAATCTAAACAAGGGGTCGCTCCAGTGGGTAGGAATAGAACTACCCAACAGACGACTGGATTCGGGTATGTTATTATCCCCGAAGGAGTGGATAGGAATAAATATGTGGACGGCTGTTTTAGACGAAACCGCTTGTCTATTATAGATGATGCAGATGGTAACATCATTCATGATTGTTACGTATCTAAAGAAGTATTGGCAAATGTGGAGTTTCCATTGGAAGTTGGGGAAAAGGGGGTTCCTGTTGTATGGGTGGCGCAGCCTTTTCAAAATATACCGATGATTGTGGGCACATTATCATCTTACGATAGTGTAACAATTCGCAGCGATGCAGAAATTAACTATTCAAAAACTTGGGAAAAGGGCGAAGTTACAATTAAAGGGAACGCCCGTGATGGTTCATTAACACTGTTGGTTCGGGGTCAAGAATTTAGTCGTATTAAAATAGCTGCATTTGGTAGCGAAGACAGCGTGTGTGAAGTGTTTAGTAATGGCAGCATAGATGTCACAGCCAATAAGGATGTCACAATTAAGGCGTTTCAAAATTTAGTTGGGAACGTAACAGACAGCGAGACAGGCAATTCTTCGGGTTTTAGCGTCAATAAGGAAAGTTTTACCACCGAGGCGAACTATGGTGAGGGCGATGACAAAAACTTCGCTAAAACGCAAATAACCGAGGAAGGACGAGTGACTGAAATAAAAGCAGGCGAAAGCACCTATAAGCAGATAGTTAATGAAAGTATGGATGAAACCACTTTTCAGGACTGCACAGTTAAGGCTGAAAAGGGCAAATTAACTATTTCCCAAGGAAAAGCAGTTATTGAAATAAGCGGGGGCAAATTGGCTATTACGAATGATGGTACAGGTTTAAATGAACTGTTAACGAAAATTGTTGATGCTATTGCGACACTAACTGTTTCAACCGCAGTCGGTCCGAGTGGAACCCCGTTACCACCTACTATTCAAAAGACAACTGAATTAACTAATTTATTAAAACAATTTTTTAACAAATAACTATGGCACTCAATAAAGCAGGTTTGGCGTCTGATATCTTAAATTTGATGACGCAAATGCGTAAAGAAACAGAAATAGATGATAGCAAATTTGCAAATGCTTTGGCAGAGGCTATTGACAAGTTTGTTAAGACAGGTGAAGTTCCCGCAGGTATAGCCGTATCAACTACGGGTAGCGCAACGGCTCAAACAGGGGCTACGACAGCTCCGGGCACAATAATCTAATTAATTGCTATATTTGTAGAAAATTTTAGGTTATGGCAAATAGTTTTATAATGGATAAGTTGCAGAGTATGACTAGCATGGCACGCTCGATTGGGATAGAGGCGGTAAGTCGTTTGTATCCTAATGATTTTGAAGTGTACATGGTGGCTCTAGAGCTTACTGATAGCCAAGACAATATGATTGATTACTTGGTGTTTCCTGTATTGCCTGACGCAATAACCAAAACAGAGCCGACCCGTACCAATATTAAGAAGTCTTTGGCAGGGGTAACAGTTTTGACAAATCCTAGTTTTACTCCTCAAGAGATAAATATTAAAGGTTCTTTCGGTAGAAATTTTAAAATCTTAAGAGGCAAACAATCAGGTTCTTCTTTGTCTGTAAATGCGGGCAAATATAGTTTGTATAGTGTGATGTCAAAGACAATGGCTTTAAACTTGAATTTTGGTGAATTTGATTTGGGTATAAAGACAGGGTATGGAATACTTAAAATACTGAAAGCTATGTGTGATAAAAGTGTGGGGCTAGACGATAATGGAAAACCGTTGCGTCTATACTTTTATAATATGGCTTTAGGTGAGAGTTATCTGGTAGCTATCCCTCCGAGTGGTGTGCAGTATAGTCAAGATGTTTCTAAAAATATGATTTGGAACTATAACTTGACGATGATGGCTTTGGCTCCTTTGGAAGCCGTACAGAGCCGAGCAAACCGTTCTTCGGAATTGGTGGATAATTTATTGCCGTCATTGGTTCAAATGGGTGTCAGTGAATTGGCGAGTGGCGTAGAAAAAGCAACTAGAGGGATAAGGAGTGCGGTGTTATGGTAGAAGCGATACAGAAATTTAAACAGTTAACGGGATATAATATACAGGCTTTCTTTGAAGACTTTGTATTGTTTTGTAATTCGTATTATCCGTTAATTGTAGGTTATTACACGGGCGCAACAAATGTATCGGTTGATGATAGTTTTGGGCGTTTAGAAACCCTTATGAAGCAAGCGCAGGAAATAGAACCTTTGTTTACTTTAAAGGCAAACAGTTTGACAGGGATTGGAGCTTGGGAGCTTTTAGATACGTTTACTGATTGTCAAACAAAACTTTGGACTATTAATAATTCTTCACGTTGGTTACGTTCGGCAATTATTGGCAAGTTTTCTAATAATATTGCTTTGAACAGAGTATTAAAAAGCCGTGAGAATTTTGAAATTGTAGCTACTGAATTGGGCAGTAATGACCCTCAAAATGCGTGGTTTGATATTGCTAAAAACAATTTTGTTGAGGAAGAGGACTACGACGCTAATAATGAGGGTGGTATGTTCAAAATTAATATAAAACAGTCTGGCAATTACGATATTCCAAATATTGTTGATAATTTAAGTTCCGAAAAGATTTTAGGGCGAGATATGGATGTTGACTTTAGGTTTGAGAATAATGATATTGCTACTGTTGATTATGAGTTGGCAGTTCGGCAGGCATTTAACACGATATTACATTGTGTTAAGGGAGCGATACCTGAATTTAATGATTATGGAATACCAAACGATATTCCGGGGTCAAGCGTTAATGCAGTTCAATATCCGGTTTTGTTTAAACATATCATGAATATGTTCCAGCGTGATGCTCGTTGGGTACAGGTCAATCTTATTGATGTGTATCGTAAAGAAGATAACATTTTTATGAAAATAAATGCGAAAACGGTTACAAATAACTTTTTAGAAACAAATATTCAGATATGATAACAAAGGTAAACAATACAATTTCCTTCCTTAAGAATTTATGGGTGGAAACATTTTTGAATAAAACGGATAAAGTAACCGATATTACAGATAATTCCGTTTTGAATGGGGTTGCTTATGGTACGGCAAAGGTGGCGCAAAAGGCGTTGAAAGATATTGCTATCGTAGAAGCGCAAATTTTTCCAGAAGAAGCGACAGGGGATTATTTGGACAGGGCGGCTCAATTGTTTGGTGTTACACCCCGTAAAGGTGCACTCGGTTCATCTACTTATATTCGGGTCTATGCAGCTCCTGGAACAGTTTATACCGCAGGCGTGAATACATTTGTGAGCAATGATGGTGTTCGGTTTGCCATAGAAGAGAGCCTGACTGTTGGTGAAACGGGTTATGGATATGTAAAAGTGCGTAGTGAGAGCACAGGTTCTTTTACCAATGTTTCGGCAAACTCTATCGTAACCTTATCGCCTATTCCACAAGGGCATTATGAATGTACGAATGAATATTATGCTTTAGGCGGGCGCGACCAAGAGAGCGACGAAATGTTTCGTAGGCGCATTTTAAATCATCAAAATGTGTACGCCACCGCCACGATGGAGAAATTTACACAAATATTCCAAAATATTGACAGCCGTGTCTTAAAAATTATGTATATCGGTATAATGGAAGACGGCTTTATGCACATTCAAATTGCTACACAGAACGGTCAGGATTTGACCGAAGCTGAATTGAATACATTGCTTGAGGGTGCAGTTCCTTATTTTGGTATCGGGGACTTCATTGTTAATGGAAGCCTTATGGGAATTAAGTTGGAGAATGCAACTTGGTACGAAGTAGGTGGGGAAGACGGTATTGATTTCCGTTGTGAAATTGAGGCAGAGTATGCTAACGACATATCTACCGTGCGCAAGAATATTCAGGTAGGTCTTACTAAGTATTTAGATTTTCGTTATTGGGAAGCCGGAAACAAGGTTGAATGGGATAACTTGCTGGATATTGTAAAACAAGCCGAAGGAGTACGCTACGTGGCTTCTGAATGGTTTAAACCAAATGTGGATGAGCCTGTTGCTGATTATATGTTGCCACGTGTGAAGAAATTTATCATGCGTGATTTGGAAGGTAACGTGATGACAGACGAATTAGGTGAGACACAGTTGTATGACAATTTAGCCCCTGTATTTTACCCCGCTGGACAAAGCTAGTTATTGAATAAAAATTAAACTGTAAATTTACGTGCAAATTAGCAATAAGGGATAATGGAAACAGAAGTTAGAAATTTCAATTTACAGTGGGCATCTGGAGTGGCGACGGCTTTATGGGGCTCGTTCGCTCCTATTCAAGATATGCTGATAGGGGTGTTTATATTTATAGGCGTGGACTTCATTGTGGGGTGCATTGCAAGTTATAAACGAGCAAAGCGTAGAAAGGTGCGATGGTACTTTGAAAGTGCAAAAGCGTGGAATACGATTTATAAATTGGCTTTTTCATTGATAGCCGTTTCGTTATCCTATTATTTGGATGAAAAGATTTTTGATTTCGTAGATTTGAAGCTGCCGAACATGGTTGCCGGATTTGTTTGTGGTACGGAATTTTGGAGCTTCTTAGAAAATGCGGGTGACATTAGTGAACACCCTGTATTTAAAGCTATACGAAAAATAACTAAGCGAAAAATAAATAGGGTGATAGATAACGATGATGAATTTCCTCCAACGAATTGCCCGCCTGAAGAAATTAACCAATAAAGAAAGGAGTAATTATGGAAATCGTTTTAAACAGTATTAAGTTCACCGCTACCGCTACGATGGGTGAATTGTTTGCAAATGGGCTAAAGATTGCTGATACTTTGGAAGATACTTACAGGGTGTTACCGCCCGCTTGTCCAAATACTCCTAAGGGGGTGGGCTGTAAGTGCAAAGAAAAGGTATATGGGAAAACTTGTATTCCCGCTGGAAGATACAAGGTGGTTTGGCACTATTCACCGAAATTTAAGAATTATTACCCGATGTTGGAAAACGTACCGCACTTTATCGGCATTCTTATTCACGCAGGTGGTAATGTAGACCACACAGATGGATGTATTTTGACAGGTGAAGAAATTCCTGGACAGGAAAAACTGAAAAATCAGTTTGAAGTCACTAACAAGGTAAAGAGCATGATAAAAAAGGCTCTTGATGCGAAAGAAGAGGTTTGGATAACGGTAAACCGAAAGTAATATGTGGAAATTTTTATTAAAGAATTGGCAATACGTATTGATAGGGGTGTTGGTGCTTGCACTGTATATCGCTTCTAAAAATGCGATTGCCAATAAGCAAAAATACAAAAGAGAAAAGAGCAATGTAGAAACTCTTATGTCTGACATCGAACACGCCCGCACCAAAGCGGGCGAAGATGTTGCTACGATTGGCGAATTACAATTAACCGTAGATGAGTTTAAGAAGTTACGTGCGGAAGATGCAAAGCTAATTAAAGAGCTGAAAATAAAAGCTAGTGAAGTGCGTGAGGTGGTTAAGACGGTTGTAAAAACTCACATAGAATACAAAGATACTTTAGTACAGGTCGCTCCTAAAAAGTTTGAATGGAAGAAAGACACAGATTGGTGGAGCGTTGACCAAAAGATAGATTTTACACCTACTCCGCCAGAGGTAGACTTTAATATGGTTAACCGTGACAGTTTGACACACGTATTGTATAAGGTTCCGAAATTTAAGTTTCTTTGGTGGCATATTGGCACAAAAGGATATAAAATAAAGGTGATTAATCACAATCCAAGTTCTGTAATATCTTATAGCGAATGGATAAACGTGAGCAAGGAAAGCAAGAAGCGAAAAAGAGAATAACATGGCTAAGTTAATATATAAAGAATTTGCAGGTGTTGGCAAGGGATTTGAAGTAGCCACTTCAATCCCGCCCGCTGGATTGGTATCGGTTTTACGAGCCGCCCGTCAAGGTGAGCGCAATAAGTTTCGTTATTCTTTGGATGACGGACAAACTTTTACTGATTGGCTGGAGCTTGATGATACTAATGGAGAGTTATTAGGCAAGCTAACTGATAGGGTGGATTTGGTGATGCACGTAGTAACTGAACCGTTTTATGTCAAGAAGAGATTGGCAAGAATGGCGAATACTGTTGCTAGTCCATTTGATTTGCCTGCAAGTTCCATTTTTTACGATAGGTCTATTTTTAAGACATTTTTTGAAAGCAACGATACACGTGTCCTCGGTTGGGCGTTAAACGTATTAGAGAAATTATTTGAGCCAAATGTAATTCCTCTATATATAAGCCGAAACAACCAAGACGACTACAACGCATTTTTCCTGACTATAACGCATTTCTTTGCGTTTATTGTTATTTATGGTAGGCAATTTCGTGAAATAGAAAATAGCGATATATTGCTGAAAAAGTTTGTAGAGGGGTGGGGCATTGTGTACGAAAACATAGACACCCCCGAGCAGCGGGCGTTCTTATTCCAGAATTGGATTAACCAATTTTATGAAAGGGGCACTCGGGATATAGCTGCCAAAGAGGAGTTGAACCCAGACGGGAACATAAAAAGGCTAAATGGAGAACTTAGACGTTTGGTAGGATACCAGAAACCGAATGAGTTTATTTTTGCCGTGCTCACCCCGCAAGACATTGGATGGTGTTTGGGTTACTCCTCTCCTACGTGGTATGGAACAGAAACTGTGAATGCAGTGTCAAAAGGGTACGATTTTGGCATGGTGTACAGTGAGCCGGAGAAAGGTGTTGGGGAACTAGCCAACTACCCTACAATCGGCACATTAGAGCGTAAACAGTTGGACGATATAAATGTATTCCAGCTAACAGGTTCTGGAAGGGTTGGTTTAAGTACTGAAGCTGACCCGACAAAGGCATTAGAGGTTTATCCAGGATTAGATTATGAGATTTCAATTTGGGTAAAGGCTCTTAATGCAGGTGCACAAAATTTGGAGTTTGGTGTACATTGTTACGATGGGAATATGCAGTTGATAAATCAGGCTCGTATTACTGATTTGCAAGAAACTAATAGTTTTTACACGGGTGATAGATATCAATCCCCTTGTAAGGTGGTGGGGCAGTATTATCGCTTAACAGGCATTATTTATAATATATTAGCTCAACGGTCAGAAGATTTTTATTTGAACTTTGAAAACGGGAGACCATTACGTTTCATGGGGGATGTGAAATATATGGCTCCCTATTTAGTGCAGAACAGGGATGGGAATACCGCTGATGTGGTAATTGCAGGGGTAACGCTGAAGCCGTTGTATTTGCACGTGGATTACGAGTTAATAGAAAATCGCCAAGAAACTCAAGAACTTCCATACCCAGCAATGGAATATTCCTTCACAAAGGACGGAAAGTTTACCGTATTACGGTCATCGCCTACTTCACAAGGTTATCTTGGACAGCCGAATGTGATTGCAATGTATGCGCAAATTAAGTCAGCCCGTACGAAACAGGATATTGAAGAATTTACAAATAGATATCTAGTAAGTTATAAGAATGTTGTTTCTTATACGTGGTTGGATTGGGTGGTTCGCACGTCTTGGTTCTTGACTTTTTATGTGAAGAAAGAATTAGATGGTTCACCGATTGCAGGTGCAACAGTTACTCTTGATAATGGGTTTACGTCCACTACTGATGCTGACGGTTATGTGCGGTTTGAGTTACAAGATGGCAGCGTAGTGAATTGGACAGTTACAGCACGAGGCGCAACTGCAACGGGTACAGCTACAATGAATAAAGACCAAGTAGTTAATGTATCGTTGAATGTACCGCTTGAAGTAGATGTAACGATAGTTGAGGCAGGTTGGGGAACTGTAAATGTGGAAGGAAGTAAATTGCCAAATACTAAGATAACATTGACAGCAACACCGACAGCGGGTTATGTCTTTATTAAATATGTGATAAATCCGGGAGCTACGGAATTGACAACTCCTATTGCTGATTATTGGCTGACAACGTTTGATATTAACGTTCAGGCGATATTTGAGCGTAGCGGAGAATTATCGTTTGCTCCGGCAGAGGTAACAATTCCGGCAGAGGGTGGCACGGCTACCGTGACGGCAACTTCTACTAAGCATTGGCAGTTTGACGCATTACCTGAAGATTGGGCAACTGTTACGCCAAACGAAGGAAACGAAGGAGATACAACAATTACAATAAAAATAGAATAATTATGAGTACAATAAACATCCACAGGGGTACATTCCTAGAAAAGGAAGAATTAAGAAGAATGATAGGGTTTTTAAACGATAACCCTATCAATTCTGCGATGATTGCAGCTTCTATATCTTTTGGGCTTGTAACTCCCGGAGCTGTTCCAGCGAATCCCTTTGCTGTTACAGTTTCCAATACATTGGGAACAATTAACATGACGGGCGGTTATGTTATTGATAGCACGTTAAAGGCGTACAAAGTTACCAATCAAACAGATTTAGCCGTGCCGTCAGACGGCTTGTGGTATTGGTTAAAAGTTGGGGCGCAGTCTGTAAATTACGAAGAGGGTTATGTACAGGTAGACGCTTCTGGAAACGTGTCAGGTACGGTCAATTTTGATGGTATTGTACGGGGGCAGAGTTCCGGTGTACCCACATGTATAAAGTTCGTAAAAGATGATGGTACGACACCTCTAAACAATCAAGTGTATCAGGTTGTGAATATTGTGAATAGTAATAATATCGTTCTTTCCAGTGGCTATCCATTCCAGCCGGAAACTCAACTTCGGGTAGTGGTACTCGGAAGCATCCCTATGGGAAATCGTTTTACAGATGAGCAACTTCAGGGACTTTATACATTCTCTTCTTTTAAACTTACATTTGTAGTGGAAAGGACTACTAATACCGCTCCGGGAAAACGTAGTAACGAGTATTGGCTCGCACGTGTACGCAATCAAAATGGGATTGTGACAGTGGAAGATAAGAGAACCCAATTTTGGCAACTAGCCGCAGGCGGTGGGGATGTTCCTGGGTCAGAATATGATACATTTATGGTTAAAAATACGCAATAATTATGAATCTATTTTATACGACCACAGCAGGTTACAATGAGGCACAGCCCAACCCGTCTATTTCTTTAGGCGGGTATAAGTCTTCAACTTTGGTGGGCAACGATGATTTTGATAACATGTTCGATGAAATTTCTATCATGTCTATTCGTAGTGGGCGTGATGAATATCGGGCTATTATCATTCGTAATGATTTTGCAGTTAGCATGACAAATTTAGAAGTTAAAGTTGTCGCAGACCCTGACGCAATTTGTACGTATAAATTAGCGGTTGCTCCGTTAAATGGGGTTGATAAATATCGTAGACGCTTTATGGAAAATGTAGCTACGGTAAATAATAAACCTTTTCACGCCACATTCATGGATATGACACCTGATGCAGTGCTTACGATTGGCAACCTTGCACCCGAGGAAGAAATTGGGTTGTGGATATGTCGCCATATAGATAAAGATGCCGCTAAGGAGCAATACGAAAATGTGTGTGAACCTGATTTGGCGGTTGACCCTACGGGTAGAGTATATAAAGAGGTGAAGCACCCTACCGTAGAAAGCATTAATCTTGATTTTACGTGGCAGTAAATCAAGAGAATAAATTAAAAATTGATTATGTTATACAGCTATGATGATACATTAAAGATAATATTGCGGATTTACGAATATCTGCAACTAAGAGTAAAAGCCCAACCGAGAACCCTGAAGATGTATTCACAACGTCACAGGAATGCGGTTGTGGCTTTTATGGAAAAATTACCACCGAGCGCAGGAGCTGACTTTATATGGGAGTTTTTTGTGTTTCAATTTTATATTTACCAAGACCAAGACCAAATATTAAGACCGATGCCCGTGTGGTTCATGGGTGATGAAGCGTGGCGACGGTGGCGTGAGTATGATGAGGGTGCACGGTGGCACGCTAAACAGTGGGCGTCAGAAAAACATTTGGAAAATCCTGTCAAATCAAAATCTTACAAGTCTGTAAGCGAAGATACGTTGCGTAAAGAAAGATACCGCATGTCCAGAATATCGGGCGCAAATTATTGTGGTGCAAAATACGGTGATTCACCTTATGATTCTACGGATGTTATGTGTACGACATGCCCGTTTGAAAAAGACTGTATTGTGCTATACGGTGATAAGAATAAGGATGGGAAAAACTTGTTTCAAGCATTGCAGGATATACCCGTGACTGAGAACGAGGGAAAACACTTGCGAGGCGTAAAAGTAAAGAGTAGGATTATTGTAGCTAAAGAAAGAAATTATGGAGAAACCGATAATGAAGTGTAAAAAGTGTGGAGAAGTTAAAGTTATTGTGAACAAAACAAAGTGTCTCTGTGATGATTGCAATTTTAAGCGTCTACACGATGGTTTAAGCCGCTTTCAGTACAAGGTATTAAACTTTAAGTTTTTACCCCGTACAGAGATAAAAAGACGGAGCGTTGCAAGGAAACCACGCAAATCAACAGGTGAGAGGGAATTGTTTGCTGAAATTTGGAATGAACGACCTCACGTGTGTACACATTGCGGGAGTGAATTACCCGAACCAATGCGTTCTTATTATTTTAGTCATATAAAATCTAAAGGGGCTTTTCCAGAGCTCCGGCTAGAAAAGAGTAATATAGAATTAACGTGTCTAAAGTGTCACCAAGAATACGAATTTGGTGCTAGGCAAATTAATAAGTAATTTTGTAAGCAAATGGAAGAAAGAACAGTGGCTTTATTAATTCGGCTTTGTACCCTATACAAAGAAACACGGCTGTTGAAGCAGCTAATGAAATGGTACGAAGAAGATATAAATACCGAAGAATTATGGGAAAAGGTTGAACAGTTTGTTTCAAACTTGGAACAAAAGTACCAAACGAGGATATTTGAATTTCGTGACCGTACCAAACAAATCATTTTGAGGTCGCTGATACTTCAGTGGTGCGCAATCTTGGCTTCATCCGCAGCAAGCTGGATTTTGATTTTGTGATGGTGACCAATCA